TGGCGGCGTACGTGACGGCGTCCGTGGCGGCGTCCGTGGCGGCGTACGTGACGGCGCGCGTGGCGGCGTCCGTGGCGGCGTCCGTGGCGGCGTACGTGACGGCGTCCGTGGCGGCGTACGTGACGGCGTCCGTGGCGGCGTCCGTGGCGGCGTACGTGGCGGCGTCCGTGGCGGCGTACGTGACGGCGCGCGTGGCGGCGTACGTGACGGCGCGCGTGGCGGCGTACGTGACGGCGTCCGTGGCGGCGTCCGTGGCGGCGTACGTGACGGCGCGCGTGGCGGCGTACGTGGCGGCGTACGTGACGGCGTCCGTGACGGCGCGCGTGGCGGCGCGCGTGGCGTCGTCCGTGGCGGCGTCGACAGGCAGAACTCGAACCGTCGCCGGCGCAGGCGGTTCGCGACGGACAGCACGAAGCCCATGTTCGACGGCGATCCGACATGCGGCCATCGCCGCCGGCAGCAACTCGGCTTCCGTTACAACACGCCCGAATAGCGCCTCATGCCGTTCCGGATGCTCGCGCAGCCACCACACGCATGCGGCTGTCGTTGCCGCGATGGCAGCCGAAAGCGGCGATGCGCAGAACACCTCGTTCTGCGCTGGTTCGAGCTTCGCCGCAGCGTACATGCCGCGCATCGCAATGCGCATCCGCTCGCGGTCGTCGTCGGTCTGTGGCGAGGTGCGAAGCGTGATGTCGATCCAGCGCGCGGTCCACGCCGGGAACTGCGCGCGATGCTCGTCGGTGAGCACGTACTTGGTCGGGCGCTTCGGTGGCGCGGGTACTTTCTTTTTGCGCGGCATGTTGGCTACTCCTCGCGTGACCGACGTTCAGTCCTGCACCTGTCGCCAACCTTCAGGACTCATTTCCCTCTGCCGTCGGATCTCCCAGATGCCCGGCGGCAGTCCGTGCGACTCGTGCGTGTCGAACTCGCGCGCGTGAATCAGCTCGGACATGGCCATCGACTCGTTGCGCAGATAGCAGACGAGCGGGTCCTTGCTCTCGTAGAACCCGATCGCGTTGCCAGACGCTCGAACGTAGTGATCGTGTCCAGTCTCGGAATGCGCAACGACGTGCCGACCGTTCGTCGGCGGCACTTCGCGCACACCCTTCGGGAGCGCTTCCACGCGTCGGATGTACAGATCGCCCTGGGCCGCTTCTCTATCGATGATCTTCATGCTCGTCTCCTGCCGGTTGGTTCCTCAGCGCGCCGTCGAGGATTCGCACCTCGCGAGCGGCCTGACGCCGCGGCGCTGGTCGTGATCGGTCAGCCATCGGTCCCGTCGCGCCGCACGTCGGCGCGCATTCGTTCGCTTACGAGCTGTCCGTGCCCGTTCTCGCGGTGGCACACGAAGCAGATCCACCGGACGTCGAGCGGACGCGAGTAGTCAACGTGGTGCGCCTCGACGCGAACTCTCGTGCCGCAGAACTCGCACGGGCGGCGAGTGATCTTCCCGGTGCGAAGCGCGTACGCGACAGCTGCGCGAGCTTTCGTTTTCTCGGGATTGCGACGGCGATGGCGTACGAGGTTCGCCGCCACCGCCGCTTTCCGATCGGGTGTCTGGTAACGCTGCTTCTCGTACTCGGACCGCTTCTCGTGCGTGCCGCGATAATACACGCGCACGTCGCGCTTCGTGCACTCGCGACACTTGTTCAGATGGCCGTCCGCCATCTGCGGGTGCTTGTAGAAGCACTCGAGCGGAAACGATTCTCCGCACTTGAAACAGCGTTTCACCGCATCACCTCAGAAGGGTATTCCGTCGTCGCTGTCGTCACTCGGCATGCTGTTTCCGTTCGAGCGCGCAGCGGCCGGTCGTGCAGCCGGCTTCGGCTTCGACGTGCCGCCGCTCGCATCGAGGTGCTTGAGCAGCGCGTTCATCCGCGCGCCGATCTCACGCTTCTTCGCCTCGTCCATCGCCTGCGTCTTGATCGCGAGCGCACCTCCGCCGCCGTCGTTCGAGAAGATCGACTTGAGCTTCGCGCGCGTCTTGCCCTCGTACGTCTCGTGCTCGACCTTGATGCGCACCTCGACGTTGGGATCGACGTTGGCCGCCATCACGTCGGTGCCGGTCCAGCCGCAGTTGCGCAGATCGCGCAGCGTCCACTCCATCGCCTCGTCGTTCGCGATACCGCTGTACTTCGCGATGCGCGAGCCCGCGTGATCGCCATCGACGATCTCGCACTCGATCACGAATTGCGGGTATCCGTTCTTCGTGGTGATGAAGCCGCTCACGGTCGGCTTCGCGCGGTAGGTCCCGATAGGAATCAGATCGTCGCTCATGGCTTCTCTTCCTTCGTGTCGGTGGTCGTGTCGGTCGTCGCGCTGGCCGGCGCGCTCGCAGCGATGCGGGCATCCAGACGCGCGTTCATCTCGACGAGCTTCGCGACGTTCGTGCCGAACTTCGCCAGCGCTTCGCCGACGGCAGCCGCGAGCTTCGCGTCAGTGAGCCCGGCGCGCTTTGTCTCGATCTCCTTGCGTAGACTCGCCGCGTACGCCGCGCCGGTCTTCATCGCGCCCGCGAACTCGTCCCAGTTCAACGCGAGGCGCTCGGGCAGGTTGTATCGATTCTTCGCGTCGTATGCCGGCTGGCGCGTGAGGAACATCGCTCGCTCGCCGCCGAATCCCTTGCCCTTCGTTGCCTTCTTCCCCTCGGTCTTCACGAAGGTCTCAAAGTTCGCGAACGCCACGACGTCGCACCACTCGCCGAGGAACCCCGCCGCCTTCTCGTTCAGCTTCATTTGCCATCGGTCGAAGTCCGGCCCCTCGGGGTTCTTGAACGACTTGACCAGCGAGTGCGCGATCAACACGACATGCATGCGTTTCGTGCGCCGTACATTCTCCAGCTCGGCAACAAACAGCCGCCATTGGTCGAGCGCGGCCGTGTATCCGCTGCCATAGCCGCCATCGACATCCTTGATCGACTCGACGCCCGCGATGCGGCAGACGTGACTCCAGATGATCGGCTCGAGCCAGTCGATCGAATCGACCACGAGCGTCTGCCACTGGTGATCTTCCGTCGCGAGCTGACGCACGTATCCGAGCACGTCGGTCCACGATTCTGGTTGCGGCAGGCGATCGGCTTCGAGCGTGCCGAATCCGTCCTCGGTACCGAGGAACACGGCCGACGGAGCCGCAGCGGCGAACGTGGTCTTTCCAACGCCGGGGACGCCGTGGATGAGCACACGATACGGCGCGTCGGACACGCCGCGCCTGACGACCGAGGCGAGTGCCGGGCGCGGCCCGGCCGGTGCGGGTTGCTTCGTTGCAATCGTTGCGTTCATTGCCATCGTCGTTGTCCTTTGCTGTGTGTGCATCACGCCGCCGTCGTCAGCTCTTCGTGCTGCTTCTCGGCCCGGCGGAACCGCGTCGGGTCGTCGAGGCTCGCGGCGCCCGTGCACGCGTCCCAGAACGCGCAAGGGCTTCCGAACCGGAAGCACGCGTCGGGATTCCGTGGATGCGCGCCAAGCCGCTCGCCGTCGCGGATCTGGCGCGCGAGCTGCCAGACGTCGAACGCGTAATCGCGCATCTCGCCCTCGAGTCGCACGACCTCGATGCGCGCGTAGTACCGGTCCGGGTCGGCGCCAATCGACTCCGCGCATCGAGCCCCGTACGCCTCGGGCGTTTCGTCGGTCTCGCGCTGCCTGGCGTCGAGCGTGCCCGCTTTCGTGTAGCGCCGGTTCTCGACGGGTGTGGCGAGCAGCGGCTTGGCGCTCGGCTTCACAAGCACGTCATACAGCACGAGATCGGCGGGCATGCCGATCGCATCCGTACCGGCGAAGTACGTGGACACCTGGCCGTCCATCGCGAGCCTGGCGCGGTACGACGATCCAAGCGACGGGTCTTCGCTGGTGGTGTTGTGGGTGACGATGCCGTCAACAACGAACGTGTGCGCTCCGGGCACCTCCACGTCGTATGTCATCTCTTCGCCTTGGCGCTCAATCGACTCGACGCGGTCCCACCAGATGGACGAATCGAGCGTCGGCTGCTTGCATGCGTCGTTGCCCTGCTTCGAATCTGGAATCAGCCGATGCGCCTCGGCGATCGGCACGGCAGATCGCAGGACCGGAATCACGCCCTCGACGGCGAGTGCAAGGAACCGCCTGCGGCCACCGCGAGACACGATGTTGACGGTGCTCACCGGCCGTCTCTCGTTGCCATACGCGACGCTCGTCGTGCGAACGTTCGAGACGATGCCGAGTCGTTGCAGCGCGTGCTGGATGTCCAGGCAGAGGCCGCGCGATACGGAGGTGTAGATGATGCGAAGCTTCTGGTCGCGAAACGCATCGACGCACCCGTCGGTTGACCACAGCGCTCCAACGAGCTGGCCGAGCTGGCGATCCGATAGCGCCAGATGGAACGGGATACGCTTGTCCGCTGAGAGCGTTTCGTTTGTGAAGCCAGCCCGCGCCATCACGCGCGACACGGGGCCGACTCTCGAGAATCGCACGTACGCTGCACGCTGGTCGGGATGCCTCACGTTGACCGGCTCGCCCTCGTGCGCGGCGCATCGAACGACGTCGTCGATCACCGTTGTGTCGTTCTTCGTGAAAGACATGTTCGAGAGCGAGCCATCTCCGATCATGTAGCCGACGAGCCGAACGGCTTCGTCGCTCATGGGCGCGTCTGGCACGGCGCTCGGCATGTGACGCGGCGTCGCGACCCAATCGCCGGCCGAAAGCTGCTCGGCGGCGGCCCACCCGCTCGGCGTCAGCACGGGATGATTGCCGCTCACACGCAAGGATCGACCGCCCCGTGTCGTCACACAGAAGATGGGTCGCACCGACGCCTCGCGCAGCGGCAACGCCCGCGTCCGCACGAATGCCCCGGTCGCATCGACGGCGGTGACAAGTGGTGCTGTGCCGCGCGCGAAGAGATCAGCCGCGCGCTCGTACGTACCGGTCGAGTGGTCAAGGATTCGCGCGTCACCAGCGACGCACTTGTGCTCCACGATCGCCGTGCGGCCGTCGGCGAGCCGAACGAGCAGATCGATCTTCCCGGCCATCTCGAACGTGCGGCTACCCGTGCTGTTCGCGGCGCCGGGGTTCAGCAGTGGGAAGCGAAACTCGCGCTCGACGGCCAGGACCTCTACCGCGTCCTGATCCCAACTCGCGCAGTAGCCAGCGACCATCGCAAGTGCGCGGGCACGCTGGTACGAGTCGAGCGCTCGTCCCTCGTTGCAGTGGTCAAGCGTCTCGATCGCGTGCGAACCGGGATCGCCGTCGCCAGCCTGGCGAGCGCGCCAGTACACCTCGAGCGCGCGATGGACCGCGGTCCCGAACGCGAGCGCGGGCGCCTCGCTCACGGGCCGGTAGCCCAGATCGTAGAGGTAGTGATGCTGCCGTGGACACGCGCGGTAGGACTTGAGTCGGCTATTTGTCAGCAACTCCATCACGCCACCTCCGCGAACTCGAGCTGTCGCGGCTCGCGCTCGATCGCATCCACGTCCGGTACTCGTCGCGCCTCGATCCACTCGCGTCCCTGCTCGTCCTCGTGCAGCACTTCGCAGAGGCACGGCGCGTCGGGGTACTCGCGCCAGGTACAGCAGACCCAGCAGCGCTCGGACTGCGCGCCGAGTTCGCTCGGAAGCAGAGGCACCGCGCACTCGCATCGATCATCCGCGCACATGCCACACCCCATTGATCCGCACCGCGCACCACGCCATCGGCACACCACGCATCGCCGCCAACACCGCATCGCCGAGCGTCACGACGCATCCCCTGGCGCCGGCACGCTCCACTCCGTCACGTCGCGCTCGCTCATCCGCTCCGCGCGCTTGCGGCCCTTCGCCGCGGCGAGCAGCACACGCACGGCGAACATCACCTTCTCGCCGCGCTCGTCGAGCGGGTGCTCGGTGGGCGGCTTGCTCGGCACGCACAGTGGACACGGCTTGCCCTCGTCGATGGGCGACCCGCAGTAACGGCATGGGACGACGCCGACGGGAAGCTTCACGCTGCCCGCCTTCCAGCGCTCACCGCGTCGTTGAACCGCTGCCGCTGTGCGTGGCTCATCGCCTCCAGCGCGGCGTTCACCTCGCCCTCGATCGCGTCAGCGCCGATCGCGTACGTGCGCGCGACATCGGGGTGCATGCCCGGCTCACGGGCCAGCGCGCGCTTGCGGTCCACCATGCGTTGCATGGCGACGAGCAGGTCGAGCGCGGTCACGCTGCCACCGCCGTGCCGAGCGCCCGCAGTCCCGCGATCACGCGCGCCTGGCGCAGCGCGCGCGTCACCAGCGCGTCCGCCGCGTCCTGCGCGTACGAGCGGCCCGTCGTGCGGCTCCAGTCGCGCTGCTCCTCGCTCCAATTGCTCTCGTCCTCGGCGCACTCGACGCACAGGCCGTCGTGGCAGAGCGCCATGCGCTCGCACGCGTCGCAGTTCGTGGGCTTCATCGCGACCCCCGCGCCACCGCGAAGTCGAACGAGAGGTCCTCGTCCGTGATCGGCTCTGACTTCACCTCGGGCGCCACGAAGCACGCGGCAACGATCTCGTCGCGACGCATCCGAGCACGCATCGCGTCAGTGATGCCGCGCTCGATCCGACACTTCGTACACAGGAACGCGGAAGAGCAGTTGCGGCAGCACATCGGATCCTCCGTCTCGGCGCCGTCTGGAGTGGCGCGCTACGAGGATCAAGATAAAGGCATAGCCCGATTGTGTCAATCTATCTTGATACGTTTTTCTTGATGCGCGTGTCGATTCTCACAAGCCCGCGACACGACATAGCTTTGCGCTTACCAGTCGCGATAACACCATCCATTCCGGCACATGTACCGCCGCCGCGGATGGATTCTCGCGGGCGATTGGGAGCGCCCGAGAGCACACGGCGACCGTGGCCGTGACGGCCCATGCGTCCGCGTCGTTCGTGCGGCCGATCTCGCGGTCGAGCACCGCGTGCGCGATTCCGTGGAGGATGAGAAGCCCGCGGACGCGGGGGTCCGCGTGCCACCGGTACGCGATGATCCCATGCGCCGTACCCTCGCCGCATAGGCCACGTGGCGCGCGCGGCACGATCCGGAAGCCCAGCGCGACGGCCAGGTGCCGTGGATCGGGAAAGAGCCGTGGACGGCGCGCGCGATCGTGCACGAGCGTGCCGAGTAGTTCATGGTCGCCAGGCTCGAGCCGTGGGCGCTCGATGCCTGCGCGGTCGTATCGACCGGCGAGGATGTGCTCAACGTAGCGACGAAGAATCACGCGATCAGTATCGGTCGCCCGAATCGATCGGCCGCAAGAATTCTCACTCGCGTTCGATACGCGTGACGTTTTCTGTCAGCGCTTGCGCTTCGCGCGTCTTGGTTTCGTCGCCTTGCGCTGCGCCGGCTCGTTCGCGGGTGTCTGCTCGCGCACCTCAGCTTCGACCGCGGCATCCTCCTCCGCGATCTCGCGCAACGCCTGCTGGGTATCAGCGCGCATCAGCTCTTCATCGCCGATCGTATTCATCCACCAATCGGCGAGAGCGAATGCGTCCTGCCATGTGATGTGCGTCGGCAATCGTGCGCCGCTCGTGTGACCAGCGAACGTGTACGCGAAGTCTGGCAGCCGATCCTTTCGATGCTGCTTCGCCTCGGCGACCGCTCCGGCCCATTCGCGATGCTCGCCGATTGCAGATCGCGACACGCTCGTCGGTGCCGTCGCGATGAGATCCACCACGTCACGGCCCGCCGCTTCGCTGAGCGCATACAGCTCGACCATCCGCGGGTCGCTGTCGCCGTGCTTCCACGCCTGCATCGTCTGATACGTGGGTGTGCCGTTGACCGCTCGCTCCAGGTCCTTGAGCGTGTCGAACTTCGACGGAACGAGCGCATCGATGATGCGCGCGCCGTACGTCTTCACACCCGGCGGTGGGCCCTTTGTCTTGGCCATGCCGGATGAAGATACGCACCAGGATTCTTGATAGTCATCCATGGTTTGTCGCATCCATCTATCCCGACACTACGATTTTTGTGGCGTCTGTATCAAGATAGTCTTATACATATAGCATGACTCACCGCGAGCCTGCGCCGCGCGGCATGACCGCGGCGGAATTCTTCGCCGAGAACTTCGCCGACGGATCGATGGCCGATGCCGCGCGCGGCACCGAGATCAGCTACCAGACGATCCACGCACACGCGAAGCACGGCGCGTCGATCCGCACGGACAGCGCCGAGCGATTGCAGACGTGGAGCCTGACGGTTCCGGAGGCGATCGCGGCGCGCGTGTACATCAGTGCGGCGAGGACCGTGGGCTTCGAAGAGCCCACGCCCGCGGACTTCAAGCGTGCAGCGGCGGGGCGCTGACCCATGCCATCGACCCTCGCGACAGGCGCGCTCCCGCGCGCCACGGATTCGGGCTCGCTCACGTTCGGCGACGTCAGCGTGGAGTGCCACGTTCTCGACGACGGCACGCGGCTGATCACGCAACGCGGCGTGCTGCGCGGAATCGGTGCAACCGAAGACCAGCCTTTCGCCCGGTTCGTGGAGCGAATTCCGAATGCGCCCGCGGACTTCAAAGTGCAACCGATTGCGTTCCGCACGAAGGGCAAGGGAAGCGGCGGTACCAGCTTCGGCGTGACCGCCGAGATGTTCGTGCAGATCGTGACGCTGTACGCGCGCGCATTCGTGAAGGGTGGGATGCACGGCGCGCAACGCGCGATTGGCGAGCGCTGCGCGAACATCATGTTCGCTCTCGCGGGCGTCGGCATCACGGCGATGATCGATGAAGCGACGGGGTATCAGGCCCGGCGCAAGCGCGATGCGCTCGACGAGAAACTCCGCGCATATCTGCTCGGCGAAGCGATCGAGTGGGAACGAGCATTCCCCGAGGAACTGTATCGCGAGGCCGCTCGCATGTACGGCATCCCGTGGACGAGCGGGTCCATCGGCAAGTGGGGAGCGAACTTCGTCGTCTGCTACGTGTACCGGGCGATCGATCCGGACGTCGCGAAGGAATTGAAGCGCATCAACCCGAATCCGCGATTCGGATCGAATCACCATCTCTACCTGACTGAGCGCGCGCGGATCGTGCTGCACGAGCACGTTCGCAGGCTGATTCGCGTTCTCAAACGCTCGCGGAACAGAGCGGAGTTCCAACGCTACTTCGGTGTTGAATTCAATGTCTCCACTGACGTTCTGCGGCTGACTGTCGGGGGAGCGTAATCCATGCCCCGCCGCCCCACACGCCCTCGCTCGCCCGCGTCCGCCAGCTCGTCGCTGCGCACGGACGTGGCCGACGCACAGCATGACGGCTCGGCCGCACCTGGGTCCAGTGCGACGACGCGCGTCAGCAACGCGCATCACGTTTCCACACCGCAGAATCCGCGGGCGGTGCTGCGATGAGTCGTCACAGCGCAAGTGACTTCGGCACCGGCTTCATCGGTCGCGCGACGGACCACTGCTTCGCATGCGGTGGTTCGTGGTCCGCGGAGACCACGCATCCGCAGAACGGGTGCGCGTTCGCGACCAAGTCGCCGCCGGTGACCGCACCCGATCACGCGCCGGTGCGGGGCATCGAGCTGCCCTCGCGCTCGGTGCAGAGGCATATCGCCGCCACGGCGCCGTCGCCAGCGCGCGCGCAGTCGCTGAGCCTGTGCGAAGCGCTCGAGCACCTCGCGCGGCACATCGACGGCATCGCGCCCGCTGACGCTCCCACTGCGCTCACCGCGCTCTCCGACTGCGTCGAGGGCATCGGGCAGCGGTGGGCTCGCGAGCGTGGGCTGAACGAGCGCTCGCAGCTCGCGCGCGCGACAGCGGGCGTGGACGAACTCGCGCAGGCAATGCGCGGCACGGGAGGGCGATAGGTCATGGGTGAAGCGAAACGACGACGTGAACTCGGACCTGGGCCGCGCGATGCGGACGTGCCGGGATCCTACCTCTGGCGCACGCAGACCGTGCCGATGGTGCGCCGCGTGCTCGGCGTATTGCGGACGCTGTTCTCGCTCGCATGGGTCGAGTCGAAGCGGACGAGTGGGTGAGCGATGGACCGCGACAACGCAATCACACTCCCCGACGCGCCCGCGTACCTCGGCCCGGCCGTCTCGTATCGCAGGCCCATCGACGCAGTGCTCGCGCCCGTCGAGCACGACAAGCCCGCTGCGATCACGCCCACCGAACGCGCTCGCGTCGCCGCGCTCGACATGGTGCGCGATGGACTCGCTCGCATCGAACTCGCGGGCGGGGACACGGGCTCGCTCTCGCTCGTGCTGCGCCGCGCGCTGCGGCTCTTGCCCGTGGGCGCGCAGCTGGAGATTGCCGCGAGCGTCGTGCGCGAGTGCGCGCCGCGTGGCGACGGGTTGGACGAGCGAACGGCGCGTGTGCACGCGGACAACGCGGAGCACGCGATCGGGGACATGCGAAGCGCGATCGATCGCGTGAATGGAGCCAGGTAGATGTACTGGGACAGGGAACTCCCGCCCGCGCGATTGCTTCGATGGTCGCTCCCGATCGAGGGGCGTGTTGATCAGTTCGCGCCACCGTCGCCAGTTCGCCCGTCTGCGCTCGTCCGCATCGTCGCGGCACTCGCCCTCGCGCGCGGGGCTGCGCTGGGCGTCGTCGGGTGCGGCAGGGGCGTCGTGGCGGGGATCGGGCACAGCACAACGATGCAGCCGCACGCACGAGGTGGACAGTGACCGCACGTCGCCACATGGACACGGCGCGCCCGTTCAAGCGAACGGAGTACCGCGCGCAGCACAAGGCGTTGTTCCGCGCCGGATGCGCCGCACTCGCGATCGAGTATCCGACCGTCGGCGCCGTCTGCGATGAGAACGTGTCCACGATCAAGGCGTGGGCGGACCCGCATCGCGACCACGCGATTCCCGACTGGGCGATGCGGCGCATCCGCCGCGAACTGCCCGCGCTCGCTGCGTACATCGACACGGGCATGGACGTGTTCGATGGCTGCGGCGCGTCGCGTGATGCCGAGGGCGCCGGGCTGTCGGCGGCCCGCGCGCTCTCGATCGGTGCCGCGACGATCTGCACCGCGCTGCCCGACGGCGTGCTGCCGAGCGAGGCGGGTGCGTCACTGCCAGCCCTGCTCGATGCACGCGCGCAGCTCGATGCGGTAATCGCGGCGTTCCGCGCTCGCGAGGATGGCGCGTCGGTCACGCCGATCGATCGCGCGAAGGGTGGGGCGTGATGCACAGAACGCAGTGCTCCACAAGTTGCGACGAAGTGCTTTCTCTCAACTGCCGCGCTGGCTACGCGAGGCGCACGACTGCGCTCGTGAATATCGCTCGCCACGCAGCCCTCGTCCTCATCGTCGGCACGCTCGGCGGACTCGCGCTCGTCGCGATGCTGGAAGCGGGGATGCCGTGACCCGCATCCGCACCGCACGCGCGCTCGCTGCGTTGCTCGCGATGTTCCGCGCGCCCGTGCTGACGCAGCACCGCATGATGGAGCGGCGCGAGTGGATCGTGGAGACGGTCGCAGCCGCGAGCGAGCGATGGAACGTCGCGCCCGAGCTGATTCTCGTTCTCGGTTACCTCGAGAGTCACCTCGGCACGGATCGATCGAGCGGCGGCAGTTTCGGGAACCCCGAGAGCGCGCGACACCGCGAGCGTCCCGGCACTGTCGATGGCGCAGCGCGGATCCTCGCGACCGGGATGCGGATCTGCACGGGCGACATGGGCGTCATCTCGTACTGGAGATGCGGCGCGTGTCATTGCCCACCGCTGCGAGGCTACGACCCGCCCGAGGCCGTCGCGATCCTACACCGCGTTCGCGCAGCCGCGAGCGTGGGCGGCGGGCCGGTGACGCCGTGAGTGCACGCAAAACGAAACGGCCTGGCGGCGCGTCAACGCCCCAGGCCATGGAACCAACAGCAGCAACTGGAGGCTCGATGGACACGGTAGATCAGACAGTCGACGCGCGCAATGCATACGCCGCATTCCTCGCACGCAAAGCACAGAACGATGCCGACGCGGGTTTCGCTGCATCGTTCTTTCCCGACGCCGCGTTCGACTTCCAGCGCGCGCTCATCGAATGGACTGTGCGCAAGGGCCGCGCAGCGATCTTCGCTGACACAGGACTCGGCAAGTCGCTCATCGAAGCGGCTGTCGCCGAGAACATCGTGCGGCACACGAACGGACGCGTGCTCGTGCTGACGCCGTTGGCAGTTGGCGCGCAGTGGGTCCGCGAGGCCGCGAAGTTCGGCGTGGAGTCGACGCGATCCGAGATGATCGGCAGCGCGGGCGTCTACGTCACGAATTACCAGCGGCTGCACCACTACAACCCGAGCGACTTTGTCGGGCTCGTATGCGACGAGAGCGGGATCCTCAAGAACTTCGACGGCACCACGAAAGCCGCGGTGACTGAGTTCGCGCGCACGCTCGCGTATCGCCTGCTCTGCACCGCGACGCCCGCGCCGAACGACTACGTCGAGCTCGGCACATCGTCCGAGGCGCTCGGGTACCTCGGTCACATGGACATGCTCGGTCGGTTCTTCAAGAACGACACGAACACATCCGATACCGCACGCAAGTGGGCTGGCCATGGTGGCGGCGCGCCGAGATGGCGGTTCAAGGGGCACTCGCAGGAACCATTCTGGCGATGGGTCTGCTCGTGGGCGTGCGCGATCCGCAAGCCGTCCGACCTCGGCGCGTTCGACGATAGCCGCTACCAGCTCCCGCCGCTTGTCGAGCGTGAGCATGTGATCGATGCACGACGTCCGCGCGAGGGATTCCTGTTCTCGCTCCCGGCGCACGGACTCGCCGAGCAGCGCGAGGAACGATCGCGCACGACGGTCGAGCGGTGCGAGAAGGCGGCGAGCCTCGTCGTCGACACGGGGCAATCGGCGTTGTGCTGGGCTGGCACGAACGCGGAGGCGGATCTACTCGAGCGGCTCATTCCGGGCGCGGTGCAGGTCAGCGGCGCGGACGATGATGCCGCGCAGGAAGAGAAGTTCGCAGCGTTCGAATCGGGTCAGGCGCGCGTACTCGTCACGAAGCAGAGCATCGCATCGTGGGGCTTGAACTGGCAGCACTGCGCGCACCAGACGTGCTTCGCCGGGTACAGCTTCGAGCAGTACTACCAGGGCGTTCGTCGATCATGGCGCTTCGGGCAGACGCGACCCGTCGTAATCGACAACGTGCGCTCCGATGGTGAGGGAGAGGTCCTTGCGAACCGCCAGCGCAAGGCCGCGCAGGCCGAACGTATGTTCGCGCAGCTCGTTGGGTACATGCGCGACGGGCAGCATGTAGCACGGTCGTCGCACGGCGAGATCCACGTCGATGTGCCCTCGTGGCTCCGCGCGGAGGTGTCGTGATGGCACCCGCGAAGAAGACTGATCACGTCATCACCGATCAATACGCCGTGTGGAACGGCGACTGCGTCGAGGTGATGGCGAAGCTCCCGGACGCGAGCGTGCACCTCAGTGTGTACAGCCCGCCGTTCGCCGGGCTCTACCACTACAGCAGCAGCCCGCGCGATCTCTCGAATGCACGCAGCACCGAGGAGTTCTTCGAGCACTACCGCATCGTGGTCGAGCACATCCGTCGGCTCACGATGCCGGGGCGGATGACGGCCGTGCACTGCGTCGACATCCCGAGCGGCAACACGGGATGCGATCACCTGTACGACTTCCCTGGCGACATCATCCGCATGCACGAATCGCTCGGGTTCCGGTTCGCGGGCCGGTACATGATCTGGAAGGAGCCGCTCGCGGTCCGCAATCGCACGCTCGCGAAAAACCTCGCGCACAAGAGCATCGTCGACGACTCCGTACGTTGCACAAACGCGAGCGCGGATCAGCTTCTCGTGTTCCGTCGCACTGGCGAGAACCCGGTCCCGATCACGCATCCAGTCGGACTGCTCGAGTATGCGGGTGAGCGCGAGATCCCCACCGAGCTACGCAAGTTCCGCGGGTGGACCGGTAAGCAGACACAGAATCGTTATTCGCACTGGATCTGGCGGCAGTACGCGAGCGCGTTCTGGGATGACGTGCGCATCGACCGCGTGCTCCCGTTCCGCGACGCGAAGGACCCCGAGGACGAGAAGCACGTTCATCCGCTCCAACTCGATGTGATCGAGCGGTGCGTGACGTTGTGGAGCAATCCCGGAGAGACGGTGATGACGCCGTTCATGGGCGTCGGGAGCGAGGTCTACGGCGCTGTCCGGCTCGGACGGCGCGGCGTTGGCGCGGAGTTGAAGGCGAGCTACTTCCGACAGGCGGTGCTCAATCTCGAACACGCAGCCGCGGAAGCCGACGCGCCACCGAAGCAGCGCGCGATGGAGTTCGGCGACAGCTCGGCGCCGTCGCATCCGCTCGACGAGGTGGCCGATGGCTGATGCGAAGCACGCGCCCGTCCTGCTCGTGAAGCGCAACGCGGGCCAGCTCGCGCACACGTACGTCGCGCCCGACGCGCTCGCGCACTGGCGCTCACTCGGGTGGCGCAAGGCCACGCGGGCCGAGCGACGCGCGTACGAGCATCCGCGCACGCTCGACGTGGTGTGCCACGGGCCTGCCGGTGCGGTGAAGCGCGAGACCGTGCGCGTGCACTCGGTGAGCGATGGTGTGGCGTGGTGCGAGGCGCGCGACACCGACGCGATCGTGCGCTCGCGCGAAGAGCACGACGCACGCTGCATCGAGGCTGGGCGCGCGGGGTTCGTGCTCGCGACGGGCATGGGCGTGGGACGACGCAGTGGGTGGCGGGTGGAACGAGAGGAGCGGCGATGACGCTCCGCCCATACCAGACCGACCTGATCGAAGCCGTATCGTGCGAGTACCGCGCTGGGCATCGACACGTCGTGATGCAGCTCGGCACGGGTGGAGGGAAGACGCACACCGCAGCCGAGATCATCGCTCGCGCGGTCGCCAAGGGTCGGCGCGTCCTCTTCCTCGCGCACCTCGACGCGCTGATCGACGACACGGCACGACGGCTTGCGGCCGCGGGCGTCCACACGGGGATTATCCAGGGCGCGAAGCCCACCGACCCGACGGCGCCGGTGCAGGTGTGCAGCTTCCAGAGCCTGCACACGCGCGGCGAGCGACCGCCGGCCGACCTGCTGATCGTGGACGAGTGCCATCGCGTGATGGGCGCCTCGGTGCTCGGGATCGTGGAGTCGTACCCCAACGCCCACGTGCTCGGACTGACGGCCACGCCGCAGCGTGGTGATGGGCAAAGCCTGGGCGACGTGTTCACCAGCATGGTGTGCGGGCCGAGCGTCCGAGCCCTCACCGAGGCCGGGCATCTCGTGCCGTGCGACGTCGTCGCACCGGAGACGTACGAGGACCGCGGACTCACAACCACGCCGCTCGAGGCGTACCGTCGATGGGCGCCAGACACCCGGGCAATCATCTTCTGCGCGAACGTTGCACATGCGGAGGAGACCCGGATCGCGTTCGGAGCTGGCGCCGAACTGATCGTTGGTGACACGAAGCCGAAGATCCGTCGTGGGCTGCGTGAACGGCTCGCGTCCGGCGAGACGCGCGTGCTGGTCGGCGTCGGCGTGTTCATCGAGGGGTTCGACTGGCCCGGGGCGGAGACGGTCATCCTCGCCCGCCAGTTCGGCGTGACCGGCTCGTTCCTCCAGGCCGTGGGCCGTGGGTTGCGAGCCAGTACGGGCAAGACGACCTGCACCCTGATTGATCTGCGTGGCTCCGTCCATCTGCACGGGTTCCCTGATGAGGATCGCCGCTGGAGCCTCACGGGCCCGGCATGCGTGCGGGTGGAACGTCTCCCCGCCGTCGCGCGGTGCAAAGCGTGCCTCGCGCTCTTCCGGCCGCAGCCTCGGTGTCCGCGGTGCGGCGCCGGCGCCGAGAGCCTGGCGCGGGTGCCGCGAGACCTCAACCGTGCCGACCGACTCGAGATGCTGAGCGGGATGAGCCAGATGGAGCGCGACCGCCGGTACCTCACCGCCCTCGAGCGCGTGGCGCGTGAGCGCGTTCGGCTCGACGGAGACCGAGCTGTCCGATGGGCGCTGGCCCGGTTCAAGAAGCGGTTCAACCGATCACCCGGAGAGAGGGCTGCATAATGGGCACCTCCGAAGCACACATCCAACGCGAGATCGAGCGCGAGATCGGCGCGGAGCCCGATGTACTGCTCATCAAGAACAGCGTCGGACGAGCGCGGTTCATGGATGAAGCATCCGGCAAGCAGTACACCGTGCCGTTCGGGCTGGGTGTCGGATCGCCGGATCTCGTAGCCCAACTCCGTACGCCGCTCGGACTCGCGGTGTGGATCGGTCTCGAGGTGAAGCGGCCCGGCGAAGAGCCGACGACCGAGCAGCGCAAGTGCCATGCACAATGGTCGGCGTTCGGGACGTTGGTCTACGTCGTGCGATCGGTTGACGACGCAAAGGCCGCCATCGCAGACGCGCGGCTCACCGTCAAACGTGCGATCACGCGCGAGCGGAGGATCGCGTGAACGGCACCCCGCACAAACTCCGCGCGCCGTGCACGTGTGGAAGCGTCGACGGATACATCGTCACAAAGAGCGGGCAAGACGTTGTGCGATGCGCGCAGTGCGACAAGGGTCTCTACAACGCACCGAAGAAAGAGACCGGACGCGAAACGCGCTCGGTCTCGAAACGCGAGGGCATCAAACCGAAGCTCGCGGTCCGAATCCGTCGCGCGTGGGGTTGGCGCTGCGCGCTCTGCGGCATGCCGCCCGGCGAGCACATCGGTCACGCGCTGAGCGTCGCGGATGCCGCGAAGATCGGAGTGAACGAAGCCGAAGCCACGTTCGCAGAGAACCTCCTCCCGCTCTGCGCTGAATGCAATCTCGGGATGGGATCCGACTCGCTCACGCCAGGCGAATACCGCGTCATCCGCTGGATGTTCCGGATCCGTGGACTCGGCACCAACGACGCGACGCCGGACCCGGACGAGCTGGCCGAGCAAGCCGCCAACGATACCGACAGAGACGGAGATGCAGATGGCGATGAGTGACCTCGACGCCAACCCGCTCCTGCTCTCCGCGCTCTCGTGCGCCGCGCGCGGCTGGCCGGTCTTCCCACTGCACACACCGGTCACCGGGTCGCGTGGATCCACCTGCTCATGTCGGCGCGACGACTGCCAGAACATAGGGAAGCATCCGCGCACGCTCAAGGGTCTCACCGATGCGAGTATCGATCCGGCGCAGATCAGACTCTGGTGGGAGAAGTTCCCCGAGGCGAACGTCGGTCTCCGCACCGGCAACTGCCTTGTCGTTCTCGACGTCGACCCGAAGTCTGGCGGCGACGAGAGTCTCGACGCGTTCGAAGCCGCCAACGGCAAGCTGCCACACACGCCGACGTCGCTCACCGGATCAGGCGGTCGACACTTCCTCTTCTCGTCGGAAGACGTCGTACGGAACAGCGCTGGGCTCATCGGCCCTGGACTCGATATCCGCGGTGACGGCGGGTACATCGTTGCACCGCCGAGCCTGCATGCGTCGGGCAAGCGGTACGAATGGGAACTGAGCAGCACGCCGGACGAGACGCCGATCGCGCCCATGCCCGCCCCGCTCCGGGCGGCCGCGACTCGGAAGCGCGCCGGGAAGTCGGCCGCGTCTGACCCGGTGTCCGAGACCATCGGAGAGGGCGAGCGGAACGACACCATGTTCCGGCTCGCGGCTTCTCTTCGTAGCAAGGGGCTGACGGAGGACGGCGTCCGCGCCGCGCTCCTCGTCGAGAACGTCAAGCGATGTGTTCCGCCACTGGACGAAGTCGAGGTGGTGAAGATCGCAGAGTCGGTCGCGAAATACGCACCGGGACACAGTGCGGAGTTCGACGAGCAGCATCCACCGCGCACACGCCTCCGAGTCGTGAAGGACGGCCCGACCGGCGGCGGATCCGGCGGACCTCCGCCTGCGCCGACCGGCGGCGGCATCCTCGACAGGGGCGATGCAGTCGAACTCGCTCAATACCTTCTTCTCGATCTTCGCGGTGACAGTCCCGATCCCGTGGTCTACGACCGCAGCGGGTTCTGGAGATACGACGACACCACCGGCACGTTCACGTTGATCGACCCGGCGGTGGTGTACCGAACCGTCGCGGGGTACGCGGGTCGGTTCTACCGGACCAAGGACGGGCCGAAGCCGCTGAAGCTCAGTGACACCGCCATCACGGGTGCGATCAAGGCCGCGAGTCAGTTCGCGGCCCAGCCAGGGTTCTTCAACGAAGCACCGTCGGGTCTCGCGTTCCGCAACGGCTTCGTCGTGGTGTCTGGCGGCACGATCCGCATGGAGTCGCACGGTCCGGAGCACCGAGCCCTGCACGCGATGGAGTTCGATTACGACGCGACGGCGCAGGCGCCTCGGTGGAGTCGGTTCCTCGCCGAGGTGTTCACGTACCCGGACGAGGCCGGCATGCCGACCGAGACACAATCGGCAGTGTCGAGCGACCGAGCCGGCAGGATCGGACTGCTCCAGGAGCACGCGGGCGCATGTCTCGTTGGTATCGCTGTCGACCACGCGGCCTGCCTCGTCCTCACTGGGGAGGGCGCGAACGGGAAGTCGGTCTACCTGCAATGCATCAAGGCGCTGTTCCCCAGTGCCGCGACCAGCTCGATCGCGCCGCAGCTCTGGGAGAACCGTTTCTACCTGGCGGAGCTTGCGGGCGTGCGGTTGAACGCCGTGGCAGAGCTGCCAGAGCGGGACATTCTCGAGAGCGAGACGTTCAAGGCCGTCGTTGGCGGCGATGCGTTGATGGTGGCGCGGAAGCACCAGCGGCCGTTCACACTCAGGTCCATCGCGGGTCACCTCTTCGCTTGCAACGCGCTTCCTGGCACCAAGGACCAGAGCGATGGGTTCTGGCGACGGTTCCTCGTCGTACCGTTCGAACGACGATTCACGGAAGCCGAGCGCGATCTCACGCTCGCGCGAAAGCTGGTGTCATCCGAGCTACCCGGGATCGCTGCGTGGGCGATCGAGGGGGCGCGACGGCTTCAAGAGCGTGGTCGGTATGAACCGCCGGCGTCATCGATCGACGCGAAGCAGGAATGGCAGCGCGAGAGCGATCAGGTGCGGCAGTTCATCGAGGAGTGCACCGCGGACGGCGGAAGGATGAGCCCCACGCGAGCATTCGAGTCGTACGCGTTCTGGTCAAAAAGGACCGGTCACGCAGGTCTGTCACGCGGCCGGTTCTGGAAGCGGTTGTCCAAGCTCTGCGTGCAGCAGAGCGACGGTGTCGAGCGGTACTACGAACGGTCAATCAAGCCCGATTGGGTGCCGTCAAGTGGGAGGTATGCGTGAGTACTTACGGATAAAACCTGTCAGATTACAGGTTTGTAAACCAGCCTTCTGTCAGCATCAACGCATGAGCCAGACACGTGAATCAGGCTTCTATTACATCTCTGACGTCCGTACGTAAAGAGACCTATTACACGCGTGTATGTATATATAATATGGAATCACATGTAAAAAAAGTCAGTGGTGTAGCGAGTACCAAGAATCGCGCACTTGCGACTGACGGTCCGACGGAAGCGATCTGTCAGGAGTGTCAGCCGCTCGACCCCGTCGTTCGCTACGCCCGCGCGCGGCGTGCGATCCGCAAGGCGCTGAGCATCCTCGGCGAGAAGCGTTGCGACGCGGCCGGCCGGGCCGCCGCCGCGCTATACGCCGCGTGCGTCGATCTGGACACGATGGAGCCCGCGCGGCCCATCCCCTGCGCCGACCCCGGCTGTATCGGCTGCCAGGATGCGCCCGAGGGGAACCACTGCGACCACGCTGCCCGTTCGCGCGCGGTCTCGCAGCATTCGCGCGCGCGAGTGGAGCGCGGGTGATGGCTGACCAGTTCACCATCGCCGATGCCGCGATCACATATCGCGAGGCGTGGACCGCGTCGGAACGCGCGATGGAGCGCTGCGAAGCAGGGGGCGGCGACAATGTGTTGCATGCCGAATGCGCGCGTTCCGACGCGGAGCTGCGCGCAGCACGGGCGAAGCTCTTCGCCGCGATCGATGCGCACGTTGCGGGAGGTGACCATGGCTGACGAACGCGCGGGCGCGTGCGAGGCGGCGTGTGCAGAATGCAGCTCGCTCGAGCGGATCGCCACGACGTGCGGACTGGCGAAGCTCACGAAGTGCCGTGCGTGCGGCGCGGAGTTCGACGCGTGCGAGCCAGCACCCGGTGCGACTCTCGCTATCGCGAAACCCGTGGCGACCACGAGATTGCGCGCGGTGCCCGAGAACGAGAACCGCCGGCTGCGGGCGTTCGTGGGTGACGTGTTGCTGTACGTGACCACGATCGAGCGCGTCGAGCGCGCGAGCGGAATCAGCACGAGCACACTCGGCTGGCTCGACGCCGCGTTGCTCACGCCGGACGGCAAGCGGCTCGTGCTCGGCTCGGGGTGCAGTGGCACGAAGGGCGTCGGACACGCGCCGCCGCGCGACGACCCGCCGCCCGCGAAGGTGGACCCAACGCTGCACGCGCGATGGATGCGCATGCATGGCCAGTCGCTGCGTTCGGCCGAGGCGGTCGCGGCCGATGGGCGCGGCGATCAGATCGTGGCGTTGCAGGTCGAGGGTCGCGGCAAGACCACCGAGATCGCCGCGACACTGGAACAGCGCATCGGACTCGCGATCGCGGACGCCGAGCAGGTGAAACGCTGGTGGCGCAAGCTCGCGTCCGGCGATAGCGCGCCGGCCCTTCGCGGGGCGGCGGACCTCGGTGGACGAGCGCTCAAGAAAGCCGCGGACGATTGGTTCGTGCCACTCGTGTGAGCGTGGATTCCGCGCCAGATGCGGAATCGCCAGGCCCGGTGTTGACACCCGGTATTGTTCATGGCACCCGTATTCGCCAGAGGGCTTGCGCCCGCGAGTCGCCACATCGAGCCACGCTCGACGGCGCCGCAGGGACAGCTCTCCACCCCTTTCATGCGCTCGCGCGATCTCACGACAACCGAGCTCGCGCTGGCGTTCGGCGTGCCACGCAGCACGTGTGCCCGCTGGCTCACACACTGGTTCTCGCTCGGCGTTCGCGGCATCCGTCGCGAGCCGTCTCGTGGCCGGACCGGGGCTCGCTACGTCGTGACGCACGATCTGCTCGTGCGGTGGCGACGTGGCGAACTGCCGGAGCCATGGCCCGTGGCGCGAGCCGCATAGATCCATCCCGCGCTCGCCGGCGCACCTCCCGTCGGCAGCGCGTGGTGTTCACGTTCCCGAAGTTCCACGTGCAACCATGACCGTGAAGGGCCCCGGCGGCGGCGGGCCACCGAGCGGACTCGAGACGCTCAGCGACGAGCGGTTCGCGCTGCTTATCCGACGCGTCCGAAAGTGCACGTTCTGGGTCACGATTGCGCTGGAGTTCAACGTCCACCGCAACACGCTCCAGCGTTGGCGCCAGGAACAGGAGACCGATCGCGGCGCGAAGCTGCGGGCGGCCGAAGCGTTCGCGATGCGCTCACTCGTGCGCCAGGCACGACGCGGCGAGGATGCGAAGGCCGCGCAGTGGCTCTGCGAGAAGCGGTGGCCGAAGGTGTTCGGCAGCCGCGCGCAGAAGATCGAGCACTCGGGTCCGAAAGGTGGAGCGATCGAGATCGCTGCATCCGTCGTGATCCTCCCGGAACTCGATGCTGAGCCAGCAGCCGAACGTCCTGTGGCAGCCGAACCCAGGCCCGCAGACGAGGTTCCTGGCCTCCCGCGCGAGTGAAGCGCTCTATGGCGGTGCGGCCGGCGGCGGGAAGAGCGCCGCGTCCGTCGCGTTGCCGTTGCGATGGGTCGGACACGCGGATTTCCGGTGTCTGTTTCTTCGACGCGAGGCGAAGTACCTCTCGGACGCGATCGACAAGTCGAACGCGCTATACCCAAAGCTCGGCGCGAAGCTGGTCCAGTCGCCAAAGATCATCTGGACGTTCCCATCGGGCGCGCAGATCTGGTTGAACCACTGCGAGCACGAGTCGGACGTCGCGAACTACGACTCGCTCGAGTTCGCGTGCGTGATCTTCGAAGAGCTGACGCACTTCACCGAGCGCCAGTATCGCGGCATCCGTGCACGCATCCGTGGAACGAATCCGGCACTGCCACGCATCTCGCGCGCGACATGCAACCCCGGTGGCGAGGGACACGAGTGGGTGTTCCGACGGTTCGCGCTGTGGCTTGACCCATCATCGCCGGATCGCGCGGCGCCAGGCGAAGTGCGCTGGTACCGCGGTGACGATCCGGTCGCGCCTGGCGCCGCGGACGCGCTCTCTCGCACGTTCATTCCTGCCAAGCTCGCGGACAACCCGCACGTCACGCCGGAATATCGTGCGCAGCTGCTCGATCTCGATCCGGTACGACGCGCGCAATTGCTCGATGGCGACTGGTTGAAGAAGGCGTCGCCTCGGGACTACTGGGATCGATCGCGCATCACGCACGTCGATCACGCGCCAAGCGACGCCGTCGCGCGTGTCCGTTGCTGGGACTTCGGCGCGACGGCAGATGGCGACCCGACGGTCGGAACGCTCCTCTCGCTCACCAGCACGAAGCTGATCGCCATCGAGCACGTGCTCCGATTCAGGGGGCCGCCCGAGAAGGTGCATGCCGAGTTCCGCCGCGTCGCGATCGCTGACAAGGAACACGACAGGCGCACGGTGCAGTGGATCCCCGAGGATCCCGGGCAGGCCGGCAAGGACCAGGTCCGCGCTTACCAGAACGAGAACCCGGGCATCACGATCCGCGCGCGCAGGCCGACGGGCGACAAGCTGACCCGGTTCGGGCCTGCGAGTGCACGCGCGTTCGCCGGCAACCTCGTCGTCGTCCGCGGCAGCTGGAACGGCGACCTGCACGACGAGCTCGAAGCCGCACCCGAGCAGACGAACGACGACCAGATGGACACGATCTCCGACGGCGTCGCGGTGCTCACGGGCATTCCGATTGGACGCGAGCGTACGAGCACAGTTGCTGTGAACGTGCCCAGCGCGTGGGGTTGATCCGTGGCGAAGCCGAAGCGCGTGACGGCATCGTCGGTGCCGCTCACCGAGCCGTCGTACAACGACCGGTTCGCGATCAAGGTTGGCAGCGGGCTCACGCCGCAGCTGATCTCGTCCGTCCAGCGGATGGCGGACATCGGTTACATGCATCAGTGGGCCGACCTGCTCACCGAAGCGCGCGCGGCCGATCCGCATATGCACGGCGAGCTAGCGAAGCGCGAGGCGCGCGTGTCGGGTGCCCCGATCGAGGTGCGGCCAGTCGATCAGACCCGGAAGGCGCAGAAGGCCGCGGACTACTGCCAGGAACTTATCGACTCGCTCGATGTGCCGCCAGCCTCGCTTGCGGTCTCGTTCCGCAGCGCGGTCTCGCATCTGCTCGGCGCGACGTACCACGGACGCGCGGGACTCGAGACGATCTGGGAGCGTGACGGACGATACCTTCGCCCGTGCCGTCTGCACTGGATCCACCCGCGGCGGCTATCGTACGCGGCGCACGACTGGAAGCTACACGTCTGGGACGCGACGGTCGGTGACACGCGATTCGCGCTCTTCCCGGGCGTCGCGGTCGACGACGAAAGCGTCTTCCCAGCCGGCAAGCTGATCATTCACACGCCCCGCGTGTTCGCGGACTACCCGACGCGCGAGGGGCTCGGCCGTTGCCTGATCTGGTACACGGCGTTCAAGCGGTGGGACGTGCGCGATTGGCTCGCGTTCGCGGCGTGGGCAGGGCGTGGATTGCGCGTCGGGAAGTACGCGTCGGGCAAGGATCCGAAGAATCCCGCCGAAGCGAGCGACGAAGACGTCCAGGTCTTGAAGGATGCGCTCGGCGCGATGTCGTCCGAGGTCGCGACGGTCATCAGCGACGCAACGGAGTTCCAGCTCGTCCCTGCGCCGAACAATCAAGAGGTCCACGAGCGGCTCGCGCAGCTCTGCAACAACGAGATGTCGAAGGCCATCTCGGGCGGCACGCTGAGCGCTGACCCCGGCGACCGAGGCGCTCGATCGCTGGGTGAAGTGCAGGAGCGCAACGCCCTTGCGATCGCCGCGAGCGACGCAGGCGGAATCAGCGAGACGATCCGACGCGACCTCTTCGCTCCGGCAGTCAGGGAGCGCTTCGGCGACGGATACCCGGTCCCGATCTGCGCGGTCATCACTGAGCCGCGCGAGTCGCTCGATTCGCTCGTGGCACGCGTCGACAAGATGGCTGCTCGCGGGCTGCGGATCCCGTCCGGGTGGGTGCGTGACCAGCTCGGCATCCCGGAGCCGACCGACGACGAAGAGACGCTCGGTGGAGCGGCGCCGAAGTCGGACGAGCCCGACCGCGACGAAGAGTCCGGCGAGCCAGATGGCGATGAGCCAGACGCCGAAGAGCCGGGCGAAGCAGACGCGAGCGAGAGCGAAGCCGACGACGGCAGCGATGAGTCCGAAGCAGACGACGCGGAGTGACGATGAACGAACACGGAGACATGACGGCGCGTTCCGACGCGTCCGAAGACGGGCTCGTGTGTCGTTCGCTCGTCGTGCGCGCGATCCGCGAAGGCGATCGCGAGGTCGACGTCGTAGCGAGTACGGATGACGTTGATTCGTACGGTGACGTGGTCGAGCAGACGTGGAACCTCGATCGGTACAACGCGAACCCAGTCGTCCTCTACAACCACAGCCGCTATGGCGACACGCTTCCGATCGGCACCGCGCGCAACGTAGGCGTCAGCGATGGCGCTCTGCGCGCGACGGTGCGGTTCGCGAGCGCCGAGGCGAATCCGCAGGCCGAGCGCGTGTGGCAGCTCGTGCGCGAGAAGGTGCTCCGCGCCGTGAGCGTCGGCTTCATGCCAGGCGATGTGCGCCAGGAGATGCGCGACGGGCGCGACATCTACGTGCTCGCGAACAACGACCTGCACGAGATCAGTGTCGTTCCCGTACCAGCGAACCCAAAGGCGCTCGCGCGCATGCGTGCGCGTGCGCTCCCGTCTGTAACCCGCGGCACTGCCGCAAACACAACTCCCACCGAGGGAATCACCATGAGCGAAAAGACTGTCAGCAAGATGCTGACGGCGGCGGCCACGCTTGGCTTGCCGGCCGACTCCGAGGAACGAGCGGAGGCGGCCATCGTTGCGCGCGCTTCCCAGATGGGCGACGTGTGCAAGGCCCTCGGTCTGCACCACACCTCGACACCCGTCGAGGTGAGCGCGAAGCTGGCAGAGCTTTCGACCGCGGCCGCATCGCTGCCGAAGATCGAGGCCGAGTGCAAAGCCCTGCGCGCCGACAAGGAAGCGCGTGAGACGGCCGAGCGCGCGGGCCATGTCGACGCACTCATCGAAGCGACGCCCGCGCTCAAGAGCGCGCGCGCTGCGCTCGAGGCGTTCGCGTTGGCCGACTACGCGGCGTTCTGCAAGTCGTACCCGAAGCCCGCGAACACCGCGCGTGAGCGCTCGCTCACGAGCGAGATCACGCCGCATGGTGGCGCACCGGAGGAGTCGATGTTCACGCCACGCGCGCCGACGAAGAGCGCCAGCGAAGACATGCTCGACGCGGCCGACAGGATCGCGCGCGAGTTCATGGCGAAGGACAAGTCGCTGAGCTACTCGGCGGCGTTCAAGAAGGCCGGCATCGCGATCCGCGACGCACGCGCCGCGGCGAGGTCGTGACATGAGCACGTCGAAGCGTAACCCCGGGAAGATCGTCACTCTCAACTCGGAGGCCACTATCCCGGACGGATCGTGCGTCGTCGTCGGCGCGAACGCGCTCGGTGCGGGACTGCCCGCCGGCGCTTCGCCAACCTCGGTCATGCTGCTTGGCCTGGCCCGTCGCGAAGGCGGCGGCTCATACGCGTCGGGCGATCCGATGGACGTCGTGGTCGATGGCATCGAGTCCGGCATCGCGTCGGACGGCTCGATCACGACCGGTGATCGCGTCACCTCGGGCGGCACGGACGGGAAGCTGATCAAGGCGAATCCCGGCTCGGGCGTCAACTGCACGTACGTCGGCATCGCGCTCGCGACGCCGGCGTCTGGCGATCGCTTTCCCGTCCTCGTCTGCCCCGGAATCATGCAGGGCTGATCGCCCCGCGCACTCACACGGAGCCAACAAACATGGATCTGATCGAACGCATGCAGCGCGAGCTGCACGTGCGCACGGGCGTCTCTTTGCCTCCTGGCGAGGCCGGTCGTCTGGTCGAGCGCTCGCTCGGCCCGTCGTCCCACGTCAATCGACCACTGACGAATCTCGCGGTCGAGTACGAGAACGCGGAGTACGTCGCCGACCAGGTGATGCCGGTGATCCCGGAGGACAAGCCGAGCAACACGTACTTCAAGTTCAAGCCAGAGACGATGTTCTCGGTCGCGGACACCGAACTATCGAGCAACGAGGCGGTGCCAGGACGCGTGAACTACGGGCTCGACACGGTCGGGACGTTCACGACGAAGAGCCGCGGTCTGATGGACTTCGTGTCCGTCGAGGACCAGGAGCGTGCGGACGACCCGCTCGAGCCGATGGCGACGTCGGTCGAGATCACGAAGAACTTCCTGCTGCTCGCGCGCGAGATCCGCGTCGCGACGGCGACGTTCTTGAACACGAACTACAGCTCGAACCACACGTCGCTCGCAGGTGCCGACCGCTGGGACCAGACGACGAGCGATCCGGTGCAGCAGTTCCTGACGTACCTCAAGACGCCGCTCGTTCGACCGAACGCGGCGGTGTTCGGCGTCGAGGGATGGGACTACTTCCGGACGCACCCGAAGGTGATTCAGTACATCATCGCGCGTGCGTCGACGAGCCTCGGACCGACGCCGCTCATGGTCGATCAGGAGACCGTCGCCCGCGCCTTCCGCCTCGAGAAGGTGATCGTCGGCGAGTCGAAGTACAACACGGCGAAGGAGGGTCAGACGCCCTCGTATTCGTACGTGTGGGGCAAGAGCTGCGCGCTCATCCGCATCGAGCCGCAGCCGAACCGCAAGCGGACGCAGACATTCGGGTACACGTTCCGGTGGGGCACGTTCGAAGTGCGCTCAGTGTTCTGGGAGCTGCCCGGTCGCATGGGCGGCACCTACAACAAGGTGACGCACGCGGACGACGAGAACATCGTGGGCGGCGGCAACGTCGGCTACCTGCTCGAGACGGTGATCTCGTGAGTTCGATGCGCGACATCGGCCCGGCGCTCGGTCTCGAACCGGGCGCCAGCGCCGACGCGTGCATCGAAGCGATCGAGGCGCTCAAGGCGCGCGTTGACGCTGCGCCGGCAGCGGGCGCACGTCACGCCGTCGGCACACTCGTCGCGATCGGTCGCATCTCCGCTGGCGAGATGTCGGTTGACGACGGCGAGCCGCTCCCGTTCGATCCGTCGAACCCGCCAGCTGGGTTCACCGGATTCGTCGAGGGAGTGCACTACCGCCGCGTGGCGTAGCACGCGCCCATGATCCTGATCACCGCGTCCGACGTGCAGAGCCGGCTGAGTGTCCAGGCGTACACGCGCCTGTTCGCACGCTCGGGCGGCTCTGCCGTCGACACGGGGTTTCGTGACCTATGTATCAGCGAAGCGAACTCACGCGCGTCGATGATCTGCATCGCGGCGTTCCCCTCGGGGTTCGACGCAGCTGGTGGCTCCGTCGATGAAGGGATCAAGGGTCTCGTCGTCGACATCTGCTGCGGCATCGCGGCGAGTCGGCACGCCTCTAGCGACCCGACGATGGGCGCATACGCGAAGAACAAGGGCGCGGCGGAGGAGATGCTTCGCGCGTTGAATCGCGACCGCGACGCGCGGCCTGTCACGAGCGCGTCTGGCAGGGCGCGGCCACGAGCTGCGAACGTCAATCTCGTCGACGCCAGCGGCAATCCATCGAATCCGCTCGTGCGCGTCGCCGATGGAACCGATCCATCTGATTTCTGATGTCCGGGCTCATCGAGGCATCGTTCACCGGCCTCGACCAGGCCATCGACGCGATCGAGCGCTCTCTCGGCGAGGAATTGCCGCACGGCATGGCATCCGCCGCGGAGGTCGTCGCCGACGAAGCGAAGGCCGAGCACCCGTTCGAGAACCGCACCGGCGATCTCGAGGCGTCGATCCACGCAGAGCCCGCGCCGTTCGTCGGCCTGCGCGATCTCGAGGCGCGCGTGGTCGCGAGCATGGACTACGCGAGCTACGTCGAGGACAAGCCCGACTTCGCGTACCTCGAACCTGCGGGTCGCTCCGCCGAATACGGCGTCATCGACGCGACGGCTCCGCTCGACGACGCGATGCAGCGCGCCGCGGACGATGCGGGCTGGAAGCCGTAGAGACCACGCTCGATTCGAACGCCAGTGACACGATCGCGTCTGGCTTTATGAGACCCGCGGCCTCTGCTTCTGCCGCAGTCTGCGCCAAGTTGAACTTGACGGCTCGCGGCGGCGGAATGCCGAACAGGAACACGGCATCGTCGTTTTCAAACAGGTAGACGCCTCCGTCCGCGAACTGATCGACGAGGACACGACGGCCAGCGCGCCACGCGGCCTCGCAGGCGAGCACGACGTCCATCGCCGGATGGATCTCGGCCAATCGATCTCTCGTCAGATCCACGAACGTGCGCTTCATCCGCCAACCGTAGCACGATGGCCGCCGGTCTCGCCGACATCGACGCAGCGCTCTTCGGCGCGCTCAAGAATCTAGAGGCGTCGCCGCCGATCGTCGCAGCGCCGTTCGCGCTGGTCGGCCGGTACGCGGGCGAGCCGACGAAGGACGGTCTCACCGAAGTCTGCGCGCAGTACCCCGCAGCCCTGCTGCGCTTCGACACGGAGACCGGGACACGCGACATCGACACGATCGGGCCGGACAGCGAGGACCGCATGGCGGATCGCTGGACCGTCATCGTGGCGGTCGAGGACCCGCGCTCGATCGATGATGCGATGGTCGGCGCGCCCGGAACGCCCGGCGCACTAGCTCTGATCGGCGCCGTGACCGGTGCCTGCAACGCGCTGTTCGTGCCCGGCCTCTGGCGCAACCGTTCGATACGCCAGGTGAGCGTCGCGCCGATCCAGGCGCTGATACACCGCGGCTCTGCGTACGCGTACGCGATCGTGTTCGAGGCGCTCCGCGTCGCGGAAGAAGCCGCCGACCCGATCGTAAGCCAGCAGAACTTGAACCTGATCCACGGAAACGTAAACGAGCAGGTCCCGCCAGGCGGCGATCCGCCGACGAATCCGTTCGACGTGTTCACCGCAGCCACCAACCCCTGAGAGCACAACGATGGAACGATTCATCCGCGTCCGCGCCGTCGGCGAGGGCGAGGCGGCGATATCGTGCGCGCGCCCTGCCGTTCACAACGGGTCGCGCTTCTACGGCCGCGACGCGAAGGGCGCGATCCTGCCCGAGGGAGAGCGCGTCGCGTGGTCGATGCACATGTACGACCTGATCGCGCAGGGACAGCTCGAGCTGCTGCCCGATGAGTCCGCCACGCCGCCGGCCGCGTCGAAGCGCGCCACGAAGCTGGAGTCTACCTGATGCCCACGATCAACGTTCCCGGCGTTCCGGCAAGCCGGAAGACCCCCGGCTTCTACTTCTCCGTGCTGCTTGGCGGCGCGGCGACGAGCTCGATCGACGTTCCGCGCAAGGTCCTGATCCTCGCGAACAAGATCACGTCGAACCTGACCGCAGCGAGCCCGTCGTACACGGTGGTAGCTGGGACGCTCGCGACCGCGACGCCCACGCAGATCGGCTCGGCGGACGACGCACTCACGTACGCGGGGCAGGGTTCGGAAGCGCACCGCATGGCGATGCGCGTGTTCGAGCAGTACCCCGATGCCGACGTGACGCTCTGCCTCGTCGCGGAGAGCGGCGGCGTCCGGGCCAGCGCGGTCTACACGTTCGCGACCACCGCGACCGCCGCGTTCACGGTTCGATTCCGCCTCAACGGGAAGACGATTGATGTGGCCGTCGCCTCGGGCGATACCGCGACGGTCATCGCCACGAATTGCGCGACGGCCATCCTCAATCAGCCAGATCTTCCGGTCACCGCGCAGTTCAGCGTGGGCGCGCTGACGATCACGGCGAAGCACCCCGGTCCGCGCGGGAATGACCTGGTCACGAGCGCTGCGTTCGTGAACAGCTCGGGCGTTGAGACGAACATTACGACCGGGTCGACGACGTCTCCCGGTGCGACGACGGGCATCCTATCGGGCGTCACGACGGTCGAGAGCACATACTTCCTCTCGAACGGCACGACGGCCGACGACTGCACATCCGCGCTCGCAGCACTCACCAGCCGCACGTACCACCGATATGTCAGCGCCGCGCGCGATGCGACGCAGCTCGACCTGATCGTCGGGCAGATGAACGCGATGGCAATCGCGACGAGCCAGATGCGGCAGCAGGCCGTCGCGGGCTCACCCGCATCGAGCGGAACCGCCACGACGCTCGCGACTGGTCGCAACGCCGCACGCGAGCAGATCGTCTGGCACTACAACAGCCCTGTCAGCGCCGAAGAGGTCGCTGCGCAGGTGTGCGCAGCGCGGCTTGCTGGCGACTCGGTCTCTGGTGGCACGCTCATCGGCGAGGCCGACGACCCTGGCGCGAACCTCGACGGACTCCTGCTGCACGGCATCCTGCCGCAGCCGTATGCGGCTGAGCAGCCGACGCCGACGGAGATCGAGAACGCGCTGAACAACGGTCTCACGCCGCTCGCTCCGGCGTCCGGCGGCCGCACGTCGGTGGTTCGCTCGGTCACGAGCCGATCACTCGCGAACAGCCAGCCGAACTACAGCGTGCTCGACACGACGGTTCCGACCGTCCTCGACTTCGTCGCCGACGATCTACAGACCGATCTCGCGACGTTCTTCCACGGGTACAAGCTCGCGCCCGACAACACGGACGGTAGTCCACCGCGCGCGCCGAGCGTCACGACGCCGAACCTGATCCGCGATCGGATCAAGTTCAAGTTGAAGCAGTACGAGGGCGACATGGCGATCGTCCAGAACGTCGACGCACACGACTCACTGCTCAAGGTCGTGTTGAGCGCAACGCCAGGTCGCGTCGACTGCGAGATCCCGGTCGAGAGCATCGCGGGTTTGCACATCCTCGCGGGCAACGTGCGCCAGGTCTCGCTCTAGCCGCGCCGCGCTGAACCACCGACCCACCCGACGACCCGTGCCGAGCGCACGCGGCGAGAGGCACACCCATGATCTACAGCGGCCCTGCACGACTCACGTACAACGGAGTCGACGTGCTCCAGTCGGAGAGCGTCGAACTCTCCGTCGACACCGGGAACAAGGACGTCGACACGATGCACCTCGGCCGCGCGGGTCACTCGCGCGGTTCGAAGAAGATCATGCTGAGCGTGAAGAACGCGATTCCGATCGAGGGATTCGAGATTGACTGGATCAGTCTCGCGAACGAGGGGCTCGAGGTGCAGCTCGGACTGCGTATCGGGCTCACGAAGAGCTACGGTTTCATCGGGGACATCCGCACCGCGCGGCTCGGCAGCGGCGTGGATGGAACCAATGAACTGTCGTTCGAGTACCACGGGAAAATAGTAGCCGAAACGGGCTGATGCACGCGATTATTTAACGTGCTATCACCTACATTCGGAGGTGTCATGCATGTCGCGCGCAATCGATCTCACGGGGCGCTCGTTCGGTCGACTGACGGTCACGAAGTTCGTCGGCGAGGACCAATGCGGGAATCGCCGATGGTTGTGCAGATGCGAGTGTGGCGCCGAGAAGGTGATCGTCGCAGGCAGTCTCACGGGTGGAAAGACGCAGTCGTGCGGATGTCTCCGACGAAGGCTCGCGCGAGAACGTGCGACGAAGCACGGCGCCGTGCGATCGTCGGTGTACGCACGCTGGAAGGCGATGCGTCAGCGGTGTTCGAATCCGAATGATCCGGCGTATGAGAACTACGGCGGTCGCGGCATCACCGTGTGCGAGCGCTGGGAGTCATTCGCTTCGTTCATCGCCGACATTGGGCAGCCACCGACGCGGTCATACACGATCGAGCGTATCGACAACTCGTGCGGATACGAGCCCGGAAACGTCCGATGGGCTACGCGGACAGAGCAGAATCGCAACACCAGACGAAACCACGTACTGACGATCGGCGGTGAATCGATGCCACTGTCAGCATGGTCAGATCGCAGTGGCGTGCCAGACACGCTGATCTGGGATCGACTCGTGATGCTCGGATGGTCGGCGAAAGATGCCGTGTTCGTGCCGATCGGCAGGCGCGACAAGAAACACAAGCCACTACCAGAATGAGCCTCGAAGACCACATCAAGGATGTCCGCAGTCCGCTCGCGAAGCTGCTCGGATCGCAGCCGATCGCGCATCGCGTGTTCGAGTTCGACGGGAGCGGCGGTCGACTCAAGGGAAAGCCGATCGCGGTCCGCTGGCTCTCGGTCGCGCAGCTCGAAGAGGCGCACGGCGCCGCGATCAAGTTTCTCGTCGAGAAATGCGGATGGGACCGCGGAGATCTGTACTCCGACGCGGGCAGCGCGGTGCTCAACCTCGAGACGAAGGTCCGCATGCTCGCGGTGGGACTCGTCGACGCCGAGGACGTATCGAAGACGCTAGTCAAGAACGCCGACGAACTGCGCGGGCTACTCGACGTCGACGAGGTCACGGCGCTCTTCGAAGAGCTGAGTGAGTTCCTCCGCAGCCAATCGCCGCTCACGAACGTGGAGCGCTGGGAGGAGGTCGAGGGCTTCGTCACGGCCTTGGGAAAAGGCTGGACGCTGCCTCGGTCGTGGAACTCCTACGATGCCGATATGCGGCGCTTCATCATCACCGAACTGGCGAAGCGGCTCTACGGGCCACCGACGCCCAGCTCCTCGGATACTACGCAGCCGAGCGACTCCAGCGAGTCCTTGACCACGGAGCCGATGGCGGAGTGATCGGGTCCGTCGCGGACGAGGTGACGAACCGGATCGCGCAGCTCCTTGCGCCGCGTGGCCGACGCTGACCCAACATGGCAGAAGCCGTACTCACGCTCCGTGGCGACGCGACGTCGCTCCTGCGGACGCTCGGACAGGTGCGCAACGTGGCGCGACAGGCCGCGAGCGCGTTCGGCACGGACTTCCAGCGCGGTGCGCAGGTCGCCGAGACGGCTGTCCGCAACGCGAACCAGCACATCGCGCAGAGCTACGCGGAACTCGCGAGGGCTCGGCAGGCATCCGCTCGAGCGAGCCAGACGATCGAACAGCGCGCCTCGGAAATCGAGGTCGCGGGCGCGAACTACCGTACGAACGCGCGTCGCCGCGAGACCGATGACGCGGTCCGGTCGGCCGAGCAGGTAGCCCGGGCGCGAGAGCTGGCCGAACGTCGGGCCACGCAGGCGAGCCAGCGCGAGGCGAACCGCCGCGCGGCTATCGATCGGCAGCGCGCGCGGGAGCAGCGAGAGTTCTCGCAGGCTGCCGGCGGCATGGTCCGCGGCGCTGGCGCGAGCGCAATGGCGTTCGGGTCCGCGTTCCATGGTGAGTTCCAGGGCGCTCGGGCGAGGCGGGCCGCGTCGTCCGATCAGCTGAACCAGGCGCTCTACCAGGCTGGCGCCGGGACGGGTGACGCAGCATCGTTGCGTGCTCGCGTGTACGCCTTCGCGCGCGCGAACGGGATCGACTCGGCCGACCTGGCGACTGGCATCAACGCCGCGCAGACAGAATTCAGCGTACTCGGGAATTCCCGCAGCTCGCAGGCCGATCGGAGCGCCGCGCTCGAGCAGCAACTCCAGAACGCGCTCTTCGCGCGAAACACCGGGCAGAGCACCGGCGAGGTAATGCGCGTCGCGGGCCTGCTCCAGAACGCAGGGATCACGGGCGACGCCCAGCACGCGGCACTTCTCGGTCTGACGGGGATGGCGCAGCGCGGCGCGATCGAGCTCGGAGCCGTCACGCGCACCGCGATGGCGCCGATGCAGGCACGGATGGCCCAGGCCGCCGCGAACCTGCGTCGTTCGAACCCGAACGCAACCGCGGATCAGGTATCGGCGGTGCAGCGACAGGCTGCAATGCAGACCTTCGCTGAGATGGAGGTCGGCCGGTCGCTCGGCATGACGCCGCGCGCGATGGGTAACATCACCGCGCAGCTCGGCTCGTCGCTCCAGAGCGACCGAGTCCAGCAGGCGATGCTGACGAACCTCCAGCACGCACACGCCACGGGCGCGATCTCGACTCTGTTCGAGAGCAACGGGCGCGGCGGACAGCGGCTGCGGAGCCAGTTCACATCCGCGCTCGGACTCGCGGGCGGACTCCAGACGGCGTTCGGCGGCGACGTCGTCGCGATGCAGAACACGTTCGCGGGCGGCGGGCACGGCAACGCGCAGTCGCTGCAGGCAAACTGGCGTCGCACGCTCGGTGCGCTCATGGGTGGCGGCGAGGATGTCCAGCGGATGATCCGCGGCGCGGGGACCGACTTCACGGAAGCCGACGTGCAGCGCGGCGCAGGGCTGTTCGGCACGAGCGAGAAGGCGAATCTGACGCGGAACACCGAGGCGCACGACAGCGAGTTGACGCAGAACACAGGCGCGCTCGGCACGCTGTCTAACACCATCACGCAGGCCGTCGCCAACAACCCTCTCATTGCGCTCCTCGCTGGGTCGGCTGGGCCCGGTCTTGCTGGCGTGGCGAACATGGTGAAGGGCGCGGGCGGTCTCACGCTCGGCGGTACAACGGCAGCCGCCGGTGGAGGCGTGATGGGCGCAGTCCGCGCGGCTGGTACGTGGGGCATCGCTGGCGCCGCGGCGCTTCTCGCGGGCGCTGCAGTCGGGACAGGCATCACGCGTGGTGTTCAGGCAATCGACGAACGCACGACGGGTCGCACGCTCCAGCAGACCGGAGGTCAGCGCGACTCGGTGTTCAACTCGCAGACGTGGATGCAATTCGGACGCGATCTTCGCGCCGGGTTCGGTCTCGATCCGGTTCGCGTGGCAGTCGATCCTGCGACCGCGGCGCACCTCGCTGCGGCGTCTCGCAGCGCCCCGAGCGGCGAGACGCGCGAGACTCACCGATGAGCGACGCGTTCACCGAAGAGCTGATCGAGGCGAGCTACGGCTCGCTCGACGGCGTCACGCGCGTCGACTTCCCGACAAGCGAACTGGAGATCGACGCGGGCCACGACCTGGTCGAGCACACCGCGTATCGACGCGACGGTGCGGACCTTGAGCCAGCCGGTCGGAAGCCGATGCGCGGCACGATCACCGCCGAGCTGTGGAACGACATCGGCGAGGGAGCGCTATTCCCCGATCGATACCGCCAGCTGCTCGCGATCCTCGCCGCGAACCCGATCGGCAACCTCTTCCACCCGGTGTTCGGGAGCATCGTCGTCGGCGCCGCGGCATGGCCGCACAAGCTGACCGCGACGGAGCGCTCGGGGCTCCAGCTGCGCATCTCCTGGATCGAGCACACGGCATCGATCGGCAACGTCACGGACTTCCGCGGGTCGGTGCACACCGACACGCCGACAGCCGCGACACAGCAGGCCGCTACGGCGGACGCCGCGATGGACGCCGCGGCGCCGGCGGGAGGGTTCGCGCTCGTTTCGCCCGTCATCGCCACGCAGCTCGCCGCGCTCGAGTCCTCGGCCCTCACGTACGCGCAGATCACGGCCGCGCTCGCGTCTATGGTCGCGCCGATCGCGTCGAACCTCGCGCTCGCATCGCTCGCCGGTGCCGACACGCATGACGCGGTAGTGGCGCTCGAGGCGCTCCGGGCGACAGTCTACTCGCTCCGGTCGCGCTACCTGCCCGATCAGAGCCGCGTGCGGCAGTACACGGTACCGAAGACCATGTCGCTCGCTGAGATCGCGCGCGACGCGTACGGGGACTCGGGCCAGGCGGTACTGATCATGCGCGCGAACGCGATCGGCGATCCGTGCTTCGTGCCAGGCGGAACGATCCTGACGCTGCTCCCGGCGGCGTGAGCCTCGATGCAGCACGACGTTTCGCTCACGCTCGGCGGCACCGGCACCGAGTGCGACGTGTGGGACGGGTACCGGGTCGAACTCGGCATCTTCATCGCGGGCGCCCCGTGGTCGTTCGAACTGTGGCGATCGGCCGACGCCCGAAGCGCGTGGGATCAGCTCGCGCCGTCGGTTCGGCCAGGCGATTGGATCCGTTTCGCGATCGACGAGCACCCGCAGCTGGTCGCGCAGATCGATGCGCGCGCTCGCGGCGGTGACCGTCGCGGCGGGATCAAGCTAGTGATGAGCGGTCGGGATCTCGCGGCGGCGGCAATCGACTCGGACGCGGACCCGCGAATCCATCTATCGAACACGACGCTCGAGGACGCGGCGAACGCGATGCTCGAACCGCTCGGCATCCCGCTCCTGATCGGCGCAAACGCGCAGGCCGCGCGCGATGTGCAGACGGCATTGCGGCCCGGCCCACACGGAGCCTCGACACGCCGACCGCGACGCCAGCGAGTCGGGCGGTTCCACCCGAAGCCTGGCGAGAAGATCTGGCACCTGCTCGTCGAACTATGTCGCCGCGTCGGGCTGCTCTGCTGGCCGACGATCGCATCCGACCGGACGCTCGCCATCGCGATCGACACGCCGGATTACGACCAGGCCGCGACGTTCGTGCTCCAACGGCGCGAGGTCAACGGCGTGGTCGCGCAGGACGATCCGATCATCGCAGGAACCGAGAAGATCGACATTGCAGGGATCCCGACCGAGGTCTTCGTCTGCGGTCACAACGCGGACGGCGACACGGCGGCCGGTCGGTTCCGCGCGTGGCTCGGCAACGGCGGACTGTTCTTCGACGGACGCGTGAACGACGCGCTCGGCGCCCGACCGCGCTGGATCGAGTCGACGCGCGCGACCACGCAGGACCATGCGACGCAGGATGCGGCGCGCGTCATCTGCGACGCGAACCGGAAGCTCCGTCTCTACGAGTGCACGGTGCAGGGACACGGGCAGATGATCGGCGGCCGGATGCGTCTCTTCGCGATCAATACCGTGGCACGGATCCGTGACACCGCAGCTGGCATCGACGAGGACATGTACATCGAGCGCGTGACGTTCCACGGATCTCGCAACGAAGGGCAACTCACAGACCTCGTGCTACATCCGCTCCACGCGGTGCAGCTCGTGCCGGCGGAACCCTGATGGACTGGTCGCGCTTCAAGGTCACGGCAACGCGGCTTGGATCGACCGCGCGAGTCATGCTCGCGCAGCTCCGCGGTGTTGGCGTCGAAGGCGACGACGAGGACGCGGAGCCGTACGACGACGCCGAGGTACGCCAGCCGCTGGGGCTGTTCTCGCGCCCGGTGATCACGGCGAGCCTCCAGGCGCTCGCGGTGCGGCTCGGGCACCAGATCCTTCCGCTGTTTCTGATCGACAAGAGCCGCGCGCCGTTCACCGACGTCGAGGAAGGCGAGACGCGTCTGTACGGCGCTGGGAACGCAGCAGCACGTGTCCGGCATCACGCGGACGGCAGCACGGACGTCGAGAGTGATACTGCAAACGGCAAGGACGTCGTGCTGAACGGCGGCAGTGCCGTCGTCGCGGCCGAGGGCGATTTCACGCTCGACGGAGTGCTTACTGGCACGATTCCCGGCTCGCCACCGATCCCAGTGACGTTCTCGTTCCAGCCGTACGATGCGGACGGGCACCCGAGCGGACCGCCGTCGGTGGGCACGAGCGTCACCGTCGGCGGTGTGATCCTTCGCGGCATCTCGCGGAAGGTGAAGGCGTGAACTACATACACATTCCACGAATGCACCGCGGACACGAGTGACCACAGGATCCGCAGTCGGTGTTCGAGGACATCAACGACGTCTCGCAGCCGTCTTCCCAGCGCCCGTTGCAGTCTCCGAATCCATCTGCGCACGCGATAGAGCACATGCCGGCATCGTCTACGCAGGACGACACATACTGGAGGCATTGGCCTCCACATGCGCCGCCGCAGAATGACGATCCTCCTCCGGTGCACAAGATCGCATCGGAGGCCGTGGTGCCATCCGTCGCATCGTCAACCGTCGCGACATCGACGCTGTCCACGGAGATGGCTCCGTCGAGCGTTTGCATCGACGACGAGCATGCCGACATCGAGAGCAGTGCGATGATCCATCGATGGATCATCGAGCGCCACCGCCGAACCTGGCGCCGTCGAATCCTTCCGAGCAATCGAGGCGGAGAACGTTTGACTCCTGATGCGGATCGCGGGGGTCGCCGAGGATCGCCAGCTCGCGTCGCAACACCCCGAACCCCAGAAGGCACCGCGCCGGCGTTCCAGCATCGGCGCACGCCGCGATTGCGTCGCTGACCTGCGTATCGCACGACGGCACGGAACGAACGTCCGTCTCTGGAAAGATCAGATCGCGCCCGTCATCAGTGCCGACGTGAACCGCGCAGCGGTGCAGGTCACGTCGAGAGCAGATCCGAAAACCAGACGTGGTCTCCCAGATCGCGAGGCCGCCGATTGGGCCGCGCTGGGCACGTACCCGCTCGGCGGCATCGTGCGCTGCTTGATCGGCCGCAGCACGTTCTCGCTGCAAAGCGTAGGTCTGCTCGTGCTCGTGTGCCGAACGCCATGCAACTACAGCTCCGACGACTACGAGCAGGAATGTAGTTCCGATAAGGATTCCGACGGCTGCCAGCACGAGCACCCATGCCGGCGTCTGTCTCTTTGGCGGCTGCTGAAACGGCGGCGGACCCCATGCCGGCGGCTGATTCATCCCGCGAGCCTCTCACCGCTTCACCCGCATCCGCAACCCATGCCACTCGACACGACCCGCCCCAGCGTGCGCTACCAGCGTCCGCAGCCCGGACCGGCGCCCGCCGCGACCGAGGGCGCCGGCACGGCGGTCGCTCGACCGGGCAGCTACCACTACACGAACGACGCGCCGCCGAACGTGGAGAGCTTCTACGTGTACAGCGACGGTGCTGCGCCGCCCGCACCCGCGGTGACCGTCGTGTACAAGAGCGGCGGCACGCTGGACTACGCGTCCGAGGCCGAGTGCCTGACGGCGGAGATCAAGCCGTGGTGCCCGAGTCTCACGAGCGTCGGCAGCATCGCGCCAGCGAACGGGCGATCGCGATGGAGCGCTGACCCAGCGTCTCCCTACACGGACTGGACCGGTACGTCGATCGCGGCGGTCGGTCCGAGCGACGTGCTCCCAGGAACCGGAGGCGGCGGTGGGGGCCGGTAGTCCATCGGCAGCGGTGCCGGGCATCGCGCCTCGCTTCTACGCGTACACGCGTCGGCTCGATTCGGGCACCGGCGAACGCGTGATGGCGGGCGGCACGTGGGCCGCTGGTCTTCCGAGCGCCGAGAAGATCATCCATCGGCTTCGCACGCCGAAGGGTCGCTACCTGCCGGATCCTACGTTCGGCATCGACCTGCGCGCGTTGCAGAAGCTCGGGCCGACCTCGCCGAAAGACATCCGCGCCGCGATCGTCACCGCGCTCGATCCGCTCGTTACCGCGGGCGACATCCGCATCACCGCCCTGTCCGTCATCGTGAACCATACGACCGTGACCTACGCACTCGACTACGTCGACCTGCGGCTCCCGCCGCCTGCACGTCCGCAGCGCATCTCGGGGCGACTCGTCTGATGCCATTCGTCGCGCGCACACGAGCAGCAATCCGCGACAGCCTGCTCGCGGACTGGTCGGCGCGGTACACCGCGAACAGCCGTGCGCTCGACGTGTCGGTCGGCTCCGACGCGTACATGGAGGCGGAGGCGATCGCGGTAGAACTCGAGCTGTTCGAAGCGCAGGGATCTGCGCTCGATCGCGAGATCCTCCCCGACCAGGCGACGTATACGCTCCCTCGGCACGGGTTCGTCGAAGGCATCACACAGATCCCCGCAGTCGCTGCGGTCCTTCCGATCACGATCACGGGCACCGCGCTGGGCAGTGTGACGTTCACGGGCCGCACGGTTGTCTCGTCCAGCGGAATCGTCTACGCGGTCAGCGCAAACGCGGACGGCACGGGGTCGAGCATCACGCTTGATGGCGGCGGGCTTGGCTCCGCGTACGCGACGGCTCAGACGAAGGGCGCTACCGGAAACCTGCCGAGCGGCGCCATCCTCACGTGGGCGAGCGCCCCGACCAACGCGAGCCCAACAGTCACGACGTCGGCCGTGCCGCAGACGACTGGCGCCGACACGGAGAGCCAGGCGGAGTACGCCGCGCGGATCATCGCGCATCGACAGGAGCGCCCCGCCGGTGGCAACCGTGCCGACTGGCAGGCGTGGGTGACCGCGCCGCTCGCGGCCGGCTCGGACGCATGCGTGTATCCACTGCTACATCCGACGTACGGCACGGGCACGCCAGGAGCCGTGACGGTCGTCGCGCTCGGTCCACCGCAGGGCACGAGCACCACAAACACGCGCATCGTGGGCGGCGGAAGCCTGACCACGATCGCCGGCTACATCGAGGGCACGAACGACGTGCTCGGCGAGCTGACGCCGCTGACAGGCGTGCAGCTCCGCCCGGTGACCATGGCGAGCGGCGACTACTCGATCGAGGCCGCGACGCCCGACTCGCAGGACGTGGAACTCCAGTGCGTGTTCGGGTCCGCGTATGCGCCACCGTGGACGTACAACGCGGGCTACGTTGCGGTCGCCGGGTCGACGCAGCTCATCATCCTGATCGCGACCGACCTGACCGGCATCTTCGTAGCAGGAACGAAGCTGCTCGCGAACCTCGGCACGTCGAACGCGCGCGGCGGCTACACGATCGCGACGGTCGCCAGCTCCACGTACAGTGCGCCGAACACGCACGTGACCGTGACCGTCGGCGATCTCTCCGTCGCGCCTGTGACCGGATCGATCATCATCCCGGCGCCGCCGAACTGGGCGCAGATGCAGGCGGCCGTCTTTGACTACTTCGATGCGCTCGGGCCGGGAGACACTTCGCCGGCGTGCCGATGGCCGAGCGAGGAAGTCAGGCTTCGCAGCAAGGTCTACAAGAGCGCGCTCGCGGCGTCCGTTGTCCAGTCGATCGACAACAACGGGCGCGTCGTCTGCGGCGTCCAGGGCGTTCTGTCGGCATCGACCGTCACCCCGGGCAGCGACGTGACGCCCGCGGCGAAGCACATCGTCACGCTCGGCGTGCTATCGGTGCACGTGTAACCAATGGACGTCGTCCAGGGTCTTCCGAGCGAGGCGAGCGACGCCGGAGAGTTCGCACGCCAGCTCCTCACAATCATCGGCCCGGCGTACTCGGGAGCCGACGGCACGAACGTCGCTGCGGACTTCCTCGCGCTCGGCGGGTCGCTCGCTGTGACGAGGGCTGTCATTGCACGCGCGCTCGCGCAGGCGTTCGTCGGCGAAGCTTCGGACATCCTCACCGAACTCGAGGTCGAGTACGGACTGCCAGTCCGCACGGACATGACGACGGCGCAGCGGCAGTCGAGATTGCTAGCGAAGGTCCGAGCAGCACGCGGGTCGCAGCCGCAACGGATGCTGCTGTCGCTGACCGCGATCGCGCCAGAGGCGACGATCGCCGAGAACACGCCGAGCACCGTCCCGCACGAACTCGACACGAGCACGTACGCAGGCGCAGCGCGTGGCGTCTACAACTTCGGCGTGCTCGTGAACGCGACGACGTTCGCGGACCCGACTGCGCTCCCCGCTCTCAAGGCCGTCGTAGAGCAGATGAAGCCCGCACACACGCGCGGCTCCATCGGCACGCGCCGGCACTTCCGTTGCACCGATCCGCTCTCGCTCACGAACCGCGACCTGCTGGGGTAATCGATGGACCGAGTCCAAACCTACGCTCCGTTGCAGGAGATCCTCGACACGGAGCTGAACGCTATTCAGGACGATGCAGCACCCGTCTCGGGCGTCAACGGCCTGATCATGGCCTCGTTCAACGTCAGGTGCACCAACGGCACAGACCTGATCATCGATTCAATCGACGCACTCACGCTTGGCGGTTCGGTCGGCTCGGATTCGAGCACCGCAACGTTCACTCCGGGTGGCCTGTCGAACAACACGCATTACTATGTCTATGCGCATGTGAGCGCTGGATCGATTGCGTACGAGACGAGCACGACAGCGCCGGATAACGCACGCATCTTCAAGGGCGGTGACACGTCTCGCCGGTACGTCTGCCACATTCACACGTACTCCGGAGCGGCGACGATTCGTCAGTTCACGTTCCAGCGTGGCTACTACGAATTTCGATTCAGTGCGATGAGCGCGGCCGAGGCTGCGGCGTTCGTGCTGGTGAGTGCTGCCACGTCGACCGGAGCGGTGTACACGGACATCGATCTCAATGGCTTCGTCCCGTCGTGGGCGAAGTTTGCAAAGGTGCGTGTCCGTCTGATCGACGGAACGAACACAAACCTCTGTTCGGTGCAAACGCAACCGAGCGGCATCCTCGATAGCGGGACGAACGGTCAACTCTACAGCATCGATGCGTTCGCGGTCGCGAATTCGCGCGAGTCCGACAACCAAGACATCCCGGTAGGCATCTTCGGAGTCAGTAATCACCCTGGCATCGCCTACCAATACAACGTCGCAAACGGTGCCTGCACGTTGATCATCGAGTTCCGCGGCTGGCTGGAATAGCAGCGCCACTACAGCACCACCTCTCCCGCCGTCCTCGCGACGCGCGGCCACGCACACGCACGTTCCCAGCACAGGAGATACGCAATGACGTTCCCCGGATCCGTCGCACGCGACACGGACTTCCAGGTCGAGTCGACGAAGCTCACGACCACCGATGCGACCAGCACACTGCTCTGGTCGAAGACGATCCCGAAGTCTTCGGTGATGAAGTATCGGATCACGTGCGTCGGCATCAAGAGCGATGCCTCGGACCGTGCCGTGTACGTGCGCGAGGGCCAGGCGTACCGCTCCTCAAGCGGCAACGCGACCGTCGGCGGATCCGACGCGGCGCCCGTGCCGGACTACGAGAGCGATGCGTCGTGGGGAGGTCCCGCGATCACCGCGAACACGTCGACGCAGAAGCTCGAGATCGCGGTCGTAGGCAAGGCGTCCACCACCATCAACTGGCGCTGCCGCGTCGAGTTCATCTTCGGCTGAGCCGAGCGAAGGAGCACTGAGCCATGTCCTCTGTTGTCGCGAACTACAACGCGTCCCCGCTCTGTCTCATGGAGCGCATCGTTCCACCCGCCCCCGGCGCGACCATCCACGCGTCGATCGCGGCCGGGGCGCCACTGAACGTCTCGTCGGCGTTCACGCAGATGCTTCCCGGGACGAACATCCGTCTCTCGCGAGGCGGCGCCGGCTCGGCCACGGTCTACACCGTGACTGGCACGCGCTTCGGTGCAGTGCAGACCGAGATCATCAACTCGAACGGCGCATCGGACGTCGAGGGCGTGAAAATCTTCGACACGGTCACGAACCTCGCGAGCGATGTCGATCCAGGCACCACCACGGTCGTCAAGACCGGACTGATCATCGGTACGGCCATGACCTTCGCATCGATCCGGTACCTCGGTGTCGGGGCGAACGGAGCGAACGGCGTGGTCGAGACCGCAACCGCGACCGCGGCGAAGGACGGCTTCACGCCGACGAGCACGCCCGATGGTTCGAAGGTCTTCCAGATCTACTACCAGCTGAGCTGATCGGATGACGACCCGGAACTTCAACGCGCTCAGCGATCCGTCCGGCAATACGCCGGCGGTGAATCTCGGGAGCGACACGACGTACACGGCCGACTTCCCACGCGGCATCTACGTGGGAACGTCGGGGCACGTGAAGGTCGACGATCTCGTCGGCAACACGGGCGTTCTATTCAAGAACGTTCCGGCCGGAACCACGCTGCCAATCATGGTCAAGAAGATCTATTCGACCGCGAACGGCACGACAGCGGCGGACCTCGTCGCTCTGCGCTGAGCAATGCCGTCGCCCGGTCCTGCATACGTCGCGTTCCGTCTGCGACAAGGGAACACGCCCACGAACGTGTTCTTCGGCTTCTCGCAGACGCCAACGTCGCCAGCGCAGCCGCCCACACCGCTCCCCGCCGGATCGCTCGCGGGGGCGGTGTTTCACCTCACTGTGCGGAAGCCTGGCTCGTCGCCGATCCTCGATCTCACGAGCGGCGCGAGCCAGTTCATCATTACCGACGACGGCGTGCGCACTGGCATCCAGCCGAAGGTGCTTACCGGGATCACCGACCCCCCGACGACGGTCGCGTGGGCCATCGGCGACTACGATATTCAGCTCGACGCGACGTGGAATGACGGCACGCGCGACACCACGCACATCGGAACGTTGCAGGTCTTCCCATCGGATGTGGCGGTGCCCTGATGGACTTCTATTCGTACGTTGCGATTCCGGGTCCTGCGGGCCTCTCGACCGGCACCGCCGGCGGCGATCTCACGGGCAATTACCCGAACCCGACGATCGCCGCGGGCGCTGTCACGGCGGCGAAGATTAGCCCCGGCACAATCACCGACACGCAGCTATCGAGCGCGAACAAGAGCACTGCGTTCGATGCCGCGGGCGCCGCAGCCGTAGCAGCCTCCTCGGCCCTCGCGGCCGCCGAGGCGTACACGGATTCGAAGGACCCCGCCCAGCTCGCGGACCCGGTCATCGGCACGGGCGCCGGACAGACGGAGTTCAAGGGTGGCGCGTGGTTCTCGTGCCGTAGATACACGAACGCTGGCGGTGCGACGCTGACCGGCCTCATCAGCGACTACCTGATCGCGGTGACCGACACGAGCGCAGCGCGCACGTACCAGGCCGTGGCGATGGGCAGCACGGCGACGAAGCGCGCGCCCATCATCATCAAGGACGAATCGTACGCGAGTGCATTCGGCGTCGCGCTCGCGCACCCGATCACGTTCAGGCCTCCTTCGGGGAAGAAGTTGAACAACGTGGTCGACGCGACGCTCGTGATCCTCAACGGCGGAGGGGTCATCTCGGTCGAGGAGGATGAGTCCGGCAACTGGCACCAGCTCGGGTACACGCCCTGATGCACGGCGTGGTCGCCACAGCTGGAATGGGTTCCAGCCCCGTGACGCCGGCGACGATCGGCGACGTGTTCGCATGGTTTCAGCCCGACGTCGGCGGTCCCTTCGGCACCAGTTTGCTCGCCGATTTCTCGTCGGCTCCCACGGTCATCAAGGAGCAATACGACCGCCTGGGCAGCGGCGCGAAGATCTTCCGCGCGGACGCGGACTACCGGAACGGATGTCCGCACTTCGCAGGGAAGGCCGGAGGAAGCCTTCTCACGCTGCCAGTGATGCGCCCGTCGATGGGCTTCTTCAATCAGCAGGCATGCCAGGTCTCTCCGCCCCCGAATCTCGCGGACTGGACCATCGGCCTGCGCGTCACGGCGCGCGCGCTTTCGAAGTGGCCTCTCGGAACGAATTACTTCTCGGCGACGGGCATCGGCGGAATCTTCTCCGACGGGATCTGGGTCTACGACACCGCGAAGGCGCTCAAGTGTGGCGCCGGATGCACGGTCGACACGCAGTACTGCGTGGTGATCACGAAGGCTGGAAACAGCGTCACGATCTACCGCCCCGGAGCGACGGCGAACGATCCGGCGATGAATGGCGCGGCCCTCGAGATCGGCTCGGGAACGAACGCGCTCATGGTCGGCTCGAGCGGCAACGGACTCGTGTTCGACGGATGGATCGAGGAGCTTGTCGTTCATACGCGCCCACTCACGGCCGACGAGGCCTCGCTGGAGCTGGGGTATCTACAGGACCCGAGCCCGGTGCTGCTCAAGAGCGCGGGAATAACCCTTTTCGTGCAGCCGGCCAATTCGCTGGGTCTCGGTATCGCTGCGAGTCAATCCCTGCTCGCCGAGGTCTCATCGTTGCTCACGTGCACGCGGCAGCTGATCGAGCTCGGCATCTCCGGGCAGACGATCGAAGAGATGCTCGCGGACATCGACGACGGCACGCTCGCGTACGTGACGGATCTGGCGTGGTCGGGAAGTCGAACGGTGATGCTGCCGCAGGAGATCATCAACGGGCTGCAGGCGGTGCAGAACCCGACGACGGTGCTCGCTGACTTCGTGAGCTACTGCGACCTGATCCGCGCGGCCGGTGCTCTCGTCGTGGCGCCGACGCCTACCGGCATGACGGGCGAGGGCGCGAATGCCCGCTACCCAGGGTTCGAGACCGATCGACAGACCATAGCAACGGACATGCGCGCTGTGCCGCTCGGCACACACTGGGATGCACTCGCGGATGACGCTGGCGATGCGTCCATCGGTCCCGCTCCGCCGATCACAGGGAACACCTGGTACAAGAGTGAAGGTTCCGCGCCGGACCGCCAGTGCTGGCACTGGTTCGATGCGGGGCAGGCGATCGCTGCGAACCTGCGACGGACGGCGCTCGCGTCGCTCGGCGTCACCTGACGAGAACCACCCATGCCAGGAATTGCAATCGGCCTCGGACTCCTGTCCGGTGGCGTACAGGCGATCCGTGCGTCCTTCGACTTCACGACGCAGACGCCCGGCTCCGGCACGATCCCCGGCGGCGGAACACTCACGCGCAGCGGCGCGAACGCGACCGTGCGCACGGGGCTCTCGGCGTTCTATGCGGGCGCAGCCGGTCACGGGATCGCGGCGAACACGCCGCGCATCTTCGGCAACGGCACGGTCACCGGACTGCTGATCGAGGAGTCGCGCCAGAACCTGATCAAGGATTCGCGCGACCTCACCACGGGCAACTGGACGACCGCGGGAGCCACGGTGCCGACGCTGTACACGGGCGCGGCGGCCGATGGCACCACGTCGATCGCGCAGCGCACCCAGGCGTCCAGCGGCGGCTTCGGGAACTACTACCTCGTCGCAACCGCGAGCACGGCCTTCGCGACGTGCTGGGTCCTCCAGGGCTCGGGCGGCGCGCTGTACCAGAGCTACGCGACGGACGTCGCAGCCGGAGGGAATGCACCAGCGGTCTGGACCCACATCACGATCCCAATGACCGGCTCGGGCGGCTTCGTGCCTATCGACGGCCGAGACAAGCACACGGTCGGAGGCATCGTCGCGGGCGCGCGCGACATGATCACGGACCTCTACGACATGCAGCTCGGCGCGTTCGCGACCAGCGGAATCTACACGTCGGGGGCGGCCGGCACCCGGGGTGCCGATCTGGTCTCGTGGCCAGCGAGCACGTTTGTCGCGCCCTCCGGCGCGCTGAAGCTCGAGCTCGATCTCTACCCGCTCGCCGCCTCGACCTCGTACTCCGGAACTCTCTCGCTCTGGTACGTCGACGCGAACAACCAGGTCGCGTTCAACGCGAGCGCGCGTGTGCTCACGGTCGTCGTGGGCGGCACGACGGTGACACTCCCGATCAACGTACCTGCGTGGGCCGCGTTCGATGCGGCGAAGTTCTATGTGGAGGCCGGCGGCGGGATCACGACGCGCGCGTGGGTCAGCGTAAACGGAGTCGTGACGGACCTCGGCACCGCGGCCGCGTTGTCGGGTGCGGTTTCCGGCACGGTCAACGTGCTCTGCAACGGGAGCACGCAGCACATCTCGGCGGTGCTCTCGAAGATCACGGGGTATGCGTGATGGGCCGTCCCGACTGGGTCCTCGACTATACGAATCGGTACGTCGACATCCTCGCATCGAGCGGTTCTGCCTTCGACGTATGCAGCGATGCGCTTCCCGACCAGAACCACCGCGTGCGCAATGCGCTCGCGAGCGTTCGCTTCACGACGAGTGCATCGCAGATCTCGATCGAGTACTGGTGCACGTTCGCGTACCAGCAGACGACGATCGACACGTTCGTCAACGGGACGCTCGTCTCGACGATCACGCCGGTGTCGACCGGGTCGGTCGTGACCGCGACGGTGAACCTTCCGTCGCCAGGCACGGCGCAACTCGTCGAGGTGTACGAATCCGAGCAGTGGCCAGGGCAGATCGGCACCGCGATTCGTCGCGTGTACGTCGGGTCTGGCAACGGACTGTCGCCGATCACTCCCTCTGCTCCGTCGCGTCGCATGGTCGTGTGCGGCGACTCGATCGCTGGCGGGTCACTCGCCGAGCCGGAATCGCAGGGCTGGATCGGTCTCACACGCGCGGACTATCCGGGCCGCGTGACGATGACCGGGTGGGCGGGCGCGGGGATCTACAACCGCACCGCGAGCGGCACGAGCGTGACGGCACTCGCGAACGAAGTCGTCGCGGGCATGGATGGCACCGGCACGAACGAAGTGTGGCTCGCGCTGGTCTACAATGACTACTACGGATCGGACGGGACCGGGATCGCGGGGTGGACCGCCGCGGGCGGCTTCACGACGCTCTACACCGCGCTCGTGAACGCGATCCTCACCGCGAAGCCCGCGGCGAAGATCTGGTGCGCGGGGCCGATCATCACCACGGTGGTCGCTGCGAATCAGAACGGCGAGACGATCAGCACGTTCCGAAGCGCGACCAGCGCGCTTGTGACGGCGCTCGCGGACTCGCGCGTCGCGTACGTCGACGCGTGGAGCTGGCTTCTGGTGGGCGATCTCACCAGCGACGGCATCCATCCAGGCACCGTCGGACACGCGAAGTACCACACTCAACTGCGCTCGACGCTCGGCTACTGACGTCATGGAGGGAGCATGAGCGGCGAGAGTGATCCGAACTTCCGCGCAATCCGTCCTGGCGGCAGCGATGTCACGCGTGAACTCCTGACGCAGTTCTCGTCGTTGCACCGCACTGTCAACGCGATCGACGTGCGCTGTGCCCGCATCGAGCAGCGCGTGGAGCAGCACGGGCAGATCGCCGACGATGTCGAGGTCATTCGCGAGCGTTTCGCCACCGAATTGCGTCGCGTCGAAACCGAAGCACGCGAGGCGCGCGAGAAGGATCGGCGCGATCTGGAGGCGAAGCTCGCGATCGAACACGACCGAGTGCTCACGCTCAAGACGCAGGCCGTGACGATCGCGACGGTCGTCTCTGCCATCATGGGCGTGCTGGGCGCGATCGTGGGGCACTTTCTCCGATGACACCGCTCGGCCCAGACGATCCGACGCTCAAGATCCGGTCGCCGTCTGGCGAGTTGCGGGCGCTTGGACATTCGCTCGAGGCGATCGACTCGATACGCCCTCGCGTGGTCAACGCGGTGCTCGATGCGATCAACGAGGTCCGTTCGCGCCGCGTGATCGGGTCGCCGAAGCCAGATCCCGAGGTCGAGCGATACGCGATCGCGTCTGTCGCCGCGGACAACCTGCGCGCCGTGATGGTCGACGCGGTCCTCGAGACGTTGAACCCGCCGCGCGCGGTCGTCCCGGTCGCCGAGGACGATGGCGCGAGTGACGACCCTCGTCTTCGAGAGGCATGGAACATGGCGATGGGGATGTGCCGGATGACGGCGACGTCCACATCGTTGCCGACAAGCTTCGACGTGCGCGCGGTGCTCGTGCGCAAGCACAACGTCGTGGTCTCGCGCGCTGAAGTGATCGCAGCGTGCAAGCGCGCAGGACTCTCGCTCGCGGACGCGCACTCGGAGGAGCCGTGATCGCCCGGCTCGCGTTCGTTCTCATTCTCGCCGTGCAATTCGCGCGGTGGCTCTGGAGGCTCCCGTGAATCTCGACACCGTGTTCCCGCCCGGATTCATCGCCCACGCGCTGCGCGCGATGGCGTATGTGATGGTCCTCGACGCCGTGCTGCGTGCGCTCGGTCGCGCGTTTGGCCCGTGGGTGCAGACGTACGCGCCGAAGGCGTACAAGCCGCTCGCGATGGTCGGGCGTGCGGTACTCGCACTGCTCTCGAGCGCGATAGGGTTCGCGCGGGAGTTCGTGCCGGTTGCGCCGCCAGCTGCGCCGCCAGCGCGCGTACCTCCGCCGCCTCGTCCGCCCACGGGGCTGCTCTCGTGCTTGTGCCTGACGCTCGTTCTCGCCGGGTGCGGCGGCACGCAGGTGCGCACGGTCGTGTGTGCGGGCGCGCCCGGTGTGCTCTCCGCGCTCGAGACGATCGGCGATCACCTGGTCGAGGACGTGCTCGCGGGCACCATTCCTCCATCGGCGATGCCCGCGCTCGATGGCGCGCTCACGTCGGTGTGGGACTGGGTCAACGGGAAGATCGAGTCGGCCGCTTGTCCAGCGCCAGCGGCGGCGCGACCGCTCTCGCCCGCGCAACGACTGCACCAGGCGATCACGTCGCACGTGGTGCCGCGGCCCGTCAGCGTCGATGCGGGGACGGTGTCGCCGTGAGCGTCGACCATTCGGCGATGAAACTCGGGAAGCGCACGCCGCGCGTCGATCCGAAAACGCTGCGGCTCGGCGACTACATCATCCCGGGCGCGCCGCTTCCGACGCCGCCCGCGTCGATCGACTGGGACCGCGTCGTCCCGGCTGGCGATTGGCCAATGTTGGGGAACGATGCCGCAGGCGACTGCACGTGCGCGGCCGCGGGGCACCTGATCCACGCGTGGACGGCGAACTCGCGCGCGATCCCCGTTGTGCTCGATGCGACCAAGGTGCTCGGCGAATACAGCGCGATCACCGGGTACAACCCGAGCGATCCCAGCACCGACCAGGGCGCGGTGGAACTCGACGTGCTCAACCACTGGCGCTCGCACGGATTCGCTGGCGAGCAGCTCGCCGCGTACGTCGCGGTGTCGCCGCGCAACCACGGCCACGTGCGCCTGGCGCTCGATCTGTTCGGCGGCGTGTACGTCGGGCTCGCGTTGCCAGAGAGCGCGCAGCGCATGAACGTGTGGAGCGTGCCGGCCGCCGGCACGCATCCGGGCACGCCGTGGGGCGATGGGACGCCGGGAAGCTGGGGTGGGCATGCGGTCGCTGTCCTGGCCTACGACCGACTCGGGCTGACCTGCGTGACCTGGGGATCGCTCAAGCGAATGACCTGGTCGTTCTGGGACACGTACTGCGACGAGGCGTACGCGCTCCTCGCGCCCGACTGGATCAACGCCGTCGGTCGCGCGCCGTCGGGCTTCGACGTAGCCGCACTGCGCGCGGATCTCGCGAGGCTGTGATGGACGGCTATATCACTGGCATCGTGGACGTGGCCCACTGGGACGCCGACGACCATCACGACCTACTCGCGGACTTCAAGATCGCGATGTCCGATCCAACGGACCCCGTAGTCGCCGTGATTGCGAAAGCGACGCAGGGGAAAGATGGCGTTGATTCGCAATGGACTCGTTGGTCCGACGTCTGCCGCAGCGCGGGCGTTCTCATGGGCGCGTACCACTTCGTGTCGCAGTCAGAGCCAGGCGAACTGCAAGCGGAGTGGTTCCTCGCGCACGTGCGGGGAGCGGGCTGGGACCCGAAGGCGATCACGCTCGCAATCGACTACGAGACGAACCCAAACCCCGGCGGCACCGCGGACGTCGAGCACGTGCGCGCGTTCGTGCAGCGCATCCACGACGATGTCGGCCGCTGGCCGCTGCTCTACTCGAACCAGTCGCGCGTTCAGCACATCGTGACGGACCCCGGCGACGTGCTCGTGCGCTGCCCGCTGTGGCTCGCGGTGTACGGCGGCGGGACGATGCCGATCGGCCCGGCGATCCCCGTGGGCTACAAGCTCGCCGGGAAGTCGTGGGCGCTGTGGCAGTACACCGACGGGTACTACTGCGCGCGCGGGCTGCGGAAGGACACGCCGAAGTTCCCACGCTGCGACCGCAACGTGTGGCGTGGCTCGGTGGACGAGCTGCGTGCGTGTTGGCCGCTCGCCGGGTAGCCCACCGCAACATCACCCCGCGCCCAGCACGCCCCACTCGCCCATGCGGCGGGTGGGGTCGTTTGCGTTGTGGGGTCAGAGCGGCGGGCATGCGAGCGAGATCACCCGCTCGTTCGCGACCGCGCACGCGTACCCGAGCGCGTTCAGATTGCGAGAGATCGGTGCGGACGACGGTCCGAGCGGTTCCTCTCGTTCGCTGCGGACACGCCAGATCGCCACTGCGCTAGCGTGACCAGACACCTCTCGCGCGATCCGCTCGGCACTGACCACGCCGTCCCAATCGCTCGCGAAGGCCACGCAGTCGACGACGGTGGCGGGGCATGGGAATAACATGCTGCCCGGATCGACAATCTCGAGCGTGGCTGTCGGCGGCAATCGAACCACGCCGACCGGCAACGCTCTGAGCACAGCTCGTTCCTCGTCGGTGAGATTCCCGACGCGCCACGTCGGAGCGCCCTGGCCCTCGAACCGCCGCCGAGGATCGTCCACCGCGTCGCGCGGGATCAGGCCCGCGGTCGCGAGCGCTTCCCACGCCTCGCGCGGGTCGGTAGTTGCTCCGTCGAGCCACCATGCGGGCACCGGTCCGTCGGTCATCGCCGCACCGGTCGACTGCCCCACGCGGACGATCTCGGCA